TAAATAAATCTCCATCTTCTGTTACATCAATCATTCTTATCAAAATATCTTCGTATAATTCTATATCATTCATTCAATCCACTCTCCTTTATCTCATCAAGTAGGCCACGCAATCGCTTAACTTCGGATAGAAGTTTTGGTGCGTCTGTTATGAGTAGTAAATTGGCGTATGTTTCTTTAACTCTCTTTGTATCATAGCCCGCTAATTTCACAGAAGCAATTTGTTTTCCATTTTTATCAAAAACTGATTCGCTTTTGAAGCCGGTTGTAGCACTACGCTTCCAACGCCCCGTCTTTGTTGTTTGTGAGTATCCTTCGTATTTGTCTGTATCAATCATTCAATCACCGCCATTACTTGTGCTATTGGCACAAACTTATATCCATCATATTCTTGTATCGTCTTCGCTTCACTAAAGATAACAGTTTTACCAATGAGTGATTTGTCTATTTGACAATCAATCACTTTCCCAACATTATTCTCTTTAATCATAATTCTGCTTGCCGACGATACTTCTTGCTCTACTATTACATATTCTCCTACTGCTTTCATTTTCTTTCCTCCATATTTACTGAATCGCTAAATTTATCTCCTTCGCTTATTGTTATATTTACATCTTTACCTGCTGAAATCTGTATGTTGCTATTTCCGCTAAGGGTTTGATTGTTATTTTCTAACTGTTGCTTAAGATTTTCATGCTCTTCTTTAAGTTCTTCATACAATTTTTTGTAATCAACTTCGTCTTGTTTTGCTTTTTGCTTTTCATCTTGTGCTTTCAAAGACTTCATCAATTTCCTGTATTCATCTGTGAAATTATATTTCTTTGGTTCAACAACTGGTTCATCAATTCGCTCTCTAAGTTTCATCTTAGGAACTAATATTCTTCTCTTTTTTATGCCATCGTAAGTCATATTTCTACACCAAGTCATTGTTCTTCATCCTCTATAGGTAAAGCAACCCAACCGTTAGAACCAAAAGAAGTCCAAACATTTGCTTTGTAAAATTCTTTCAACTGCTTATCTTTTTGAGTTGGTTTTTTCCAAACTATCCCTTTGTTGATTTTTTTAGTATTATTGTCATTCGGATGTCTTTCTCTATGTTCTCTAATTTTATCTGTTAATGTCTTGGCCTCAACAACCTCAACTACTTCTGCGTATTTCTTTTCTTTTCTCTTATTATACATATTTATTCCCCATAATATTCTTTTGCATCTACTTCTTCTATTCCATCATAGTCTTCACACTTACTACAAGACCAATAACCTAAATCATCATTCGCTTCTACATCACAAAAAACACAAATCATGATTTTTGTTTTGTCTTTTAATTGTTCATCACCCATCCAAACAGAATCAGACTCCTGTTTTTCCTTTAACGCATTCTCAAGCATTTCTAGAGCCGCATCATCAAAGGGAGTTCCATTACCTTCGTCTATTTTCTTTTTGATTCGTTTAATTGCTATTAAGTAGTCCATTTTGAATACAGTTTCTTTTGGATAAGTCACTCTTCTTCACTCTCCGACTCTTGACCCCAATATTGCATTCTTTCTAATTGACCATTACGGTAGATTGCTAATTGTTTTGGTTTGGCTTGTTGCCACCAACCGTAGTGTTGATATTCCCAACCACCTAAAACAAAAGCCTCTTTCATTAGAGGTTGCCACTGACTTACTGTTTTAATATCTACACCACTAAAATAAGCACTACCAAATGGATGAGTATGAATCCAACACTTAATCGGTAAACTCATACCAATAGGAGGTTGCATTCCAAACTCTACATAGCCCGGAGAACCAGTTGTAACATAACAGTTATTCTTACCGTCAATTACCACTTGAACCTCAAGACCCGGCAATATTTCTGTAGAAGCATGCCAAATAGCACTAAAGAAATCTTCACTTCTAGCATATGCAAAATCAAATTTATCTCGGTCTTCCCAAGTCATTTCCCAATCATTATGATGATTAACTGATTCTAACTCTAAATTAGCATTATGAAACCATTTCTCCAAAATATGCTGTTCAGCCCTTTCTCTCCAATAATCTAATTCGGATTGTTCCTCAAATTCATTATAGCCATCATCATCGTCATGGTCGCCATGAACTCTCATAAACCAATCTCCTGTTCTACTCATTTCTTTTCACCTCTTAATTTCTTTAGTCTCTTTTCCATTCTTTCGATTCTTTTCTTCTGCCTTGCTTCTTTCTTTGCCATCTTTCGCTCTTTCCTTAGTTGTCTGCGGCTTGGTTTTGTTTCAGTAGGCTGTTGTGACTTACGCTCATTGACGGCTCTAGTGGCTTCTATAACTAGGGCAATATTGTCGGGGTTATTTGAGTTTATTAAATGTTCTAACCTCCCCGCTATTATTTCATATGAAAATCCATATCGTGCTTTAGCCTCATCTATGGAAAGGTCATAGAAATTAATTAACAAATCTAAGTCTTTAAATTTATTCCATTCTTCTTGCACAGATTGAATGTTTTTCTTTACCGTTGGCTTCGCCTTTTTCTTAGATTTTGTTTCCCAGTCTTGGCTCATAGTTTCTTTCTCCTTGATATAATACCACTGACGATTTAAAGCATCCTTGCTTCTTTTAAGTATACTAGAAAGTTTTTCCGCATCTTTAGCACTCTTACAACTACTAATCAAGGCTATTTCCTTCTTAGTGTATCTCTTTGGTGCTTTTGTTTTTGGTTTCTTTGTTGGCTTTTCTAATTCCTGTAGTAGTTTTCCTTGTGCTAATTCTTTTTGAATAGCAGGAGCATTAGAAAACAGCCTTTCATCTGCGGGAACCTTACGATAAAATAAATAATTAATCTGCCTTAGATTAACTTCAATACCAAATTGTTCGTAAAAGGCTAAACTAATTCTAGCAAGAGGCATACCATTAAACTTACAAAGATGAACAAAATCTATTTGTTCCTGTGTGTATTTAGCATGTTTCATATAACTTTTTACTTTGGGAATGATAGTATTCTTTTTCTCAAGTTTGTTTATCTTAGTGTAAATAGAATGATACTTTCTATTTACACCATATCTTTTTTTCATCAACTTTGATATTTTGTTGATTGAATATCCCTTTCTTTTACTTCTTAATGCATATATTTCCTGTTCTCTCGTCCATTTTACCATTTTAATCACCAATAACCATTGTTTTTCCATTTTGGAAGTTTATCTAATTCATCTTTAGCACCTTCCCATGCTGTAACTAACTCGCTATCTCTAAAGTCTGTTCCTAACTCTTCAAGTGAGTTAAGAACAGTAGCCATAACAGAACGCTCATCATCTGTTAGATTATCTAACAAGACTACTATTCTTAACGACTCTAAGACATCAGGTAGTGTTTGTCTTAATTTAGCCACAAAAATATAGAGAGCATCATCTTTATTTGTATAAACTAAATCATCCCATTTTGGTATCATTCTATCACTTTCCTAAAATACGGTGTGCGTATGTTTTCGTCTGAAATTGATAACGACAACGGATGCCTTTCATAACGCATCTCTTTTGAATAGTTCTTGGTCAAGAAATTAATCAATTCTTGTCTAGTCGGCATGTGTGTATTTCTTTTTCTGCTCTCATACAGTGCATCAAGTATTTGTGATATATTACGAGGCTTACCGTCATTCATCATGATTTCTATGTGTTTTTTCATACGCTTACTCATCCTCCTTTGGTGAGTCCTGCGCTCTAATTCTCTCACGCTCATACATTCACCACCTTAAAATCACAAACTTCTTCATCGTTAAACCAACGCTGAATCCATTGTGCGCCCATTCCTGCAATAGCAACTTGCATGAAATGAACTCCTTTATTTGAGCCATCCCATGAATCGCCCTGACAACTAAATGACCTTTCTTCACCTGCTAACAATGTATCATACATTTTAGGGTCAGCAGTATAAGATACCATAGCCGCATTACGGCCTTGCGCTCTCAAATCTAACCATTTCAAATCTTTACAGTTATACATAGTTCTTCTTAGTCCGATATTATCTACACAACAAATAACCAAGTCATATCCTTGCATTTGTTTTTCACTAAGAATAGGATATGCACTATAATTTTTAACAGAATCATAAGAAACTTCTTGCCATTTAGCCTTATTTACACTGACTGCCTCTTTGCTAAAGTTTTGATATGGTAGATTCTTTGTTTCTACCTTATCAGGGTCGGCTACTGTAATATCATACAAACCTACTCTATCTAATACAGGAATAAGAAAACTCCCTATTCCACCTGCTCCAATTACTAATATTTTTCTTTTCATTTTATTCACCTAATTTATTCAATTCTTTTCCTTTAATATCTTTTAAAGATTCTACACCTAATAATGTAAGTAAGTTCTTACATTCTTTACCTATCTTAGTTCTATGAAATCCTGTTTGTTCAGATATGAACTTACAAGAATATCCTCTAACAAATATGGTAGAGGCTAATACACATATGGCCGCATAATAACATCTAGACTTATTGAAGTTACTATTTACTATTAGCGTCTCAAACTTCTGCATTACTTTATTACACTGATAAACAAATTGCGGTTCATCGGTTATTTTTCTAGCCGTTTGCTCAATAAGATAGGAACTATCATCTATAGAATAATGTATAGAGTTACGATAAAACTGATTTATTTTTCTAATTAGTTTTTTAGTTCTATTTAGTTTAACATCAAATTCTTTCGCAACATCTTTGAGAGGATGAGGGGTTCTGTTTTCTTTTAGAAGATAGTAAACTATAGCAGTCGCTCTTTCTTCTAAAGTAAAGTTCCTAAGAGTATGGCTATTGTATAATTCTAAGTATGCTTTCTGTATTCTTTCTGCAAGATTAATTGGTAGTCTTAGATTAGCCATAACCATGTTACAATGAGTAATACCGTTGATAACATTTCTAGGCAATACTGGATTATGCCTATTATATTTAGATGCACCTTTACCCACTACTAGAGAACCTAATCTTCCTTTGTCAGCACTATGCTTTAGAGAATAGTTATCTCCTCTTTCTATAGGATTAACTGTTTCTTCAAACATACCCGTTATAATAACTAAGCCGCATTCTGCACAACACTTCTCTCCTAACCTCTCGTCAAAGGTTATTTCTGTTGAACCGCATTCTTTACATTTCATTAAAATCAACTCTATATTCATTGGCATTAGCGGTAATATACCGCTTTATTGTATTCACTATTGTTATTGTAAAAGTATCATTTAGTAGAGCCAATGCTCTAGCGGCAAATTGGTCGCCTAATGGAGAACCTTTAGCCATGTTATCTATACATATTGGCCCTTGCCATTTAGGATTATCTACTATCTTGATTTCTTCGCCCGTTGGTTCTCCTTCATCGTTGAGAATCTTTTCAAAGGAAACAACTGGTTGCCAAATATAAGTAGAAACCATTTGAATATCTGATTTATATCTATTATTTTCTAACATCCAATCATGTTCTTTACCACGAACATATAAACGATGTAGGGTATCTTCATCGTATTCTGCTTTAAGCCTGTCAGGGTGTTGTGCTAATAAATCATTAACTAATTGTATTGCTCGTCTTTCAACTAAATCTTGCATTCTATTTTGTTTAAGAAACTCTATCATAACTTTGAGTTCAGAATCTAATGGTTCTCTACCCATCGTCATAGAATATAGTTTTCTAGGAGAAATAAATTTTAACTTACTTCTTTTCTTGCCTTCTACAAGAAACACACATAGTTTGTCTAGTGTTTTTACAGACATAGTTCCCCAAACACCATCTGCTATTTCTATAGCGACTTCATCGGTTCCTATCATTTGAACGGGTAGTCTTACTTCGTATTTAGTTTCATATTCATGAAAAGAAAATGGTAGTCTATTTTCTAGAACATACTTTACATTTTCAGGAATGGCCAAGGTATTGTAAAGCCCCAATAATAACTTAGAGGCATCTTTTTCAAAACAAGACTTGTATGTTACTCTCGCTAAGGCATGGCAAATAGTAGATAGGCTTTCTGCTTTACCATTAACATAAAATCTATTATTTCTTTTTTCTAAAGCAACGGGACAACTACCCACCATAATTACTGTATTATAATCAGAAGAAGTCGGCATATAGAAATATCCTCTATTACGATTTTTAGAGGAAAGGCATCCTCTCCAAAAACTAACTAACCCACTATGAATAGGGTCTTTGGCACTTCTATCTAGTCCAACAACTGTTTCGTCTCCATAAGTGTATGCTTGTGTGCAGGTTATTTCTGTAGAATAGTATTCGCTACTGTCATCTGGTTTTCTTATTTTTAATTTCATTATCTCACATCATATACATATTGGTATTATCAACATTACATCTATCGTGTATTTCATTTTTAATTTCTTCAGCAGTCAATAACTGACCACCGCAGACCCTACATCGGGTCGCTATACGCATGTTTTTTCTTGTATTGATTTCGTATTGGGGATTCTTTTCTTTCATAGAAACACCATACTAAGGAATGAGGGAGGGGGGAAAAGCAATTGTGACCCACGGCTTTTCCCCCCGTGAGGATTTTTAGGACTATCTAATCAAAGACTTCCTCCAACAATAGCCGGAGTCAAATCTACAGATGTAACATCGTCCCAGTTTATATTTGCTATCTCTTCTCTTGCTACCATTTCGCTGTCAATAAAAACCCAGTGTGTTGGGTGAGTATTGATTTGCTCAATGACTTCACTGCTTTCCATCACTACTTCTGTGTGTCCTGTTTCATTCAAAATTCTTAACTTAATCATATTATCACTTTCCTATTTTTTCCTATTATCCTCTTATATTTAAAGGGGTTCATTCCAATCCCCCATTCGTTAGGTATTCGTCATTTCCTAAAAAGAAAATTAACAAACTCCCAAAGACTGCGAATAACACAGCCCAAAAAATAAACTTACTTATTGCTTTCAACATATTATCTCTCTCCTTTTATTTCTTTTATTTTTTTACTAGCAAATCTTTTGCTAGGTATTTTGCCTTCATAGCCTAAATCTCTTAGGTATTTTACTTGAGCATCCGAAGGCGGGTCATTCTCAAATATTCTCCTTGCAGTTTGAAGTTGTCTAGGAGATAATTCTTTTTGGTCATTTAATAAATATTTAATTGATACCAAAAAGTCTCTTTCCCATTCATTACCTGCGAAGGTTTCATCAAATGCTGGCATACCATAATATTCACACATATCTTCAAATGTTTTATTCATAGAACTAAGCATTTCATTATCAGCGATTTTCTTTTCTTCTTGCATTTTAAGCCGTCTTTTTTCTAGTATTTTTCGTTGGTGTTGTTGCTTTAACTTGCTCTCATTATTCCAAACATCATCGCTCGCACTATGCATTAGAGTTCGTAAATTGTAAATTGCGCCATTTTTTCTTCTTTCGTTTGCCTTTTCTTGTTCTCTCATCTTTTCCTCTTCAATGAGTTGTTTAACCTTTAGAACCTTAGCCTTTCTTCTTTCCTTTTCTTTATTCATCTTCTCCAAAAGAGGTTCTGATTTAATAAAGTATATGGCTAAATCTTGCATAAGCCTATCATTAGGATAGCCTCTAGTTGTCTGTTGGTTTTTAGGATTATCAGGGTGATTCCATCTCCAAACAATAGAAGCCATTTTGTAATAAGGTGTCCCGAACTCTCCTTCAGACTTTTTTCTAAGTTTCTTAGGGTAGACATATTCTCTAATATCTTTATCATAATGATATTCTTTGTATTGATTTCTAGTGTTATATCTAACATCTATTTCTTTGATTTTGTTGAACATCATTTCAAATGATTCACCGTTTTCCTTCCACCATGCTTCTGCTTTCATAGAACCTACACGGACATTAATCCATTCTTGGATTTGTTCTTCAGTAATTGTTTCTATAGATTGTCCTTTCTCTTGAGAAATCTGTCGCATAATTAGATAGGAATTGATATGGTCACTACCAACACATTCTCTAATACCATTTTCAGTATTAAGAATCTCAAAATGATATACTACAGTATGACCACAAAGACACTTGCCCTGTCCTAATTGTGAATTAGAAACCCAATCAGGCATTTCTCCATTACCACGCCACCAAACATTACCTGTCGCTAACCATTCTTCTTTAGCCTCATCGTAATTATCAGCAACGGATAAATTTACCATTCTTCTCATCAATACTTTATCCCAACGGCCTTCGCCTAATTCTCTTCTAACCATAAAGACTTTCCAACTCCTTTTCTAATTCTTGGATTCTCGTATGTAATATACTAATCTGTTTTTGTTGTTTTTCTCTTAGTTGCCTAAGTTTCTTTTCGTGTTCTTTTAGATATTTATCTAATTTAGCATTAAACATCTTTTCTAAATCTGTAGGCATCATGTGTTGTAGCATGGTGTTCACTTTCATTTCGACCTGATATGCTACATCATAACTTTCTAAAGTATCTAGTCTTCTTTCTATAGAAAGAATAACATTGTTCTGTTTGTTCTCACTTCTTCTAATAGCGATATCTTGTTTTTTATCCATCCAACAAGTCCTACAAATATTTTCAGTAGTAGAAGTAGACATGGTGTGAAATGGTTTCTTGCACTGAATACAATTCTTTACAATACCACTCACTGTTCATCACCTAGATACATCATATCTTGTTGGTCTTGCTTTTCATAAACTCGTTGTTCACTCAAAAAACCTGTTAAGATTACATCCATCTTTTCTTGTAGATTTTCTATGATTCCCGCAATCAACCTTCTGTTTAGACTTATCCAAATCTTGTGATAAGTATTCAAAACTACTTTTGGTTGGTCATCATCATTGTAAGAAATAATGATTGGGGGCATTGTGCTATCATCTACTATTCTAAATTCTACTTCTGTTTTCATATTAATTCACTCCTATAATATCTAGGATGAAGGAAAATTCTTCCTTCTGTTTCGCCAAATTCATTGACTATATCGCTCTCTAAACCTCTACTAAAATTGATAGCGTCTTGAGACAATATAAAGGGGTTCACTTCATCAAACAAACGCACACCCTTTTCTTTGAATTTTAACATTAAATTTAGTATGGAAGTCGTAATAACATTACTAAATACTGGTTCTTTGGCTAAACCGCATTGTATTAGTAGTTTAATTGCTTCATTTTCATTAAGACCATCATGCCTAATCAAATGATTAAGTATTAATTGTTCTTTTAATTCTTCTTTACTTAACATAATTATCATTCTCTTTATTCTTGGGTAGTAGTATCCTCGCCCTACCCTATATAGTATCCCCATCGGGGGTCAAGGTGTTTTTCTATAGAGTTAATTGGTATTTTTATCTCGTTCTTTGGCTAAACAGTCCAAACACTGTTCTAGTTCCATAGTTTCTAATTCATAGTTAGGAACTAAGTGCCATCCTTTGTTAAAGCATATTTGACATATCATTCGTCAATCAACTCTAATACGATTTCCATTTGCCCGTTAGAAAACTCTATTTTTACAAGAGGTATTGCTCTACCGTGTCTTGTTTGTAATATCATTCTATCACCTTCTTTTGCACCCAATACTGATAAGTTAGCATAGCAACTTTTAGCAAGTTGAAATGTTCTGCGCTTGGGTTTCTTTTGAAAAGACGAAGAGCCATATCCATCCCTTCATTTGCATGTTTCTTATGCAATTCTATTTTCTCTCTAGGAGCAGGTTCAAAGACAGTGCCATATCCGTCTGTTATTATTTTATATATTTCTTCATCCATTATTCCACCACCAACGGTAACATCTTCAAGGGTAGAGATAGATTGTTTTGTTTGTTAATTCTATCAAACATAGCATTCCATCTCATATTGATATGATTAACTGGCCACCAAATAGGTCTTTCTGTTTTCCATTCAGCGAAACGCCATTTGCCTTCTAAGTAATAATGGCGGTAAGAGTCTATAACAAACTCCCAACAATGTTCTCCATATGTATTAGGTATTCTATATTCATCAGCCATAGCGACAAGAGGCGGAGTTGCTAACTGATAGTCAGCATCATACTCTATTGGTGTATGTAGTATTCTCTCATAAGTCCCATGAACTTTACCGTATCTAACAGTATATTCTTCACATAGAGCCAAAGCGTGTTGAAACAACCACATAGTATTATTATCAGTTTGTCTAGCCCAAATAGTGCTAGGATGATTAAGCATAGCAGGTTTCATCAAAATAGACTGTTCTTCCTCATGATATTCCTTTAGTCTTCTAAGAGAAGGCTCGTAGCCATATCTATCTACAAAATCCATAAACAAGGCATTTGTGTGTAGCATTTGACAACTCTCGGTTGGCATTTTAATCACATGCTTATCTATCATTTGTTTTGCCGATTCTATCGGGCATCTTGTTAGTGCAAATATATTCATATATTCACTTCCTTTTCATGCCAATATCTCAACATATCCATTATAATTATTACAGCATTTTTTCTTTCAATTGTAGGTTCAATCATGAACTCAGCCAATGCCGCAAACATATCAGGTGCAATTTTATTTGACATGTCATCTTTCATTTCTTGACAACATGAAATACCATCGTATTCTTCGCACATGCTTTCCCAATATAGTTCAGGGTCTTGTAGAAGTGCTTCCATTGGCACATTTATTTCTATTTCTTTCTTCATTCTTCTTCACCTTCTTCTAATATTAAATCGTAGTAGTCCAAAGCCTTGACAAAATTTGTGCAAGTTATAGTTAGTTCACTTCTATTAACTTCCCAATTATTATTGTCGTGTGGTTCTCTACCATCCCAAATCTCATCCTTGAAGAACAACATCATAGATACTGTGTCCTCAAAGATATATTTAGTCTTCATAGCAATTGTTCCATCATTATATATTATATTTCCAAATTCATTTTTTATTTTCATTCTGTCACCTCATCATTACAGTAATTATGGTCGCCACATTTGTAACACATATCACAAGTAGGGCAAAGGTCAAGACCCCTGTATTTGCTACCACAATTATAGCATTCGTTTATTTCTTCATTCATATTTTCATCCTCCTTATTGATTCTTGATATATTTTATAGTGGTCTTTGCGGCCACTTGCAGTTTGTTTTCTGCAATATTCTTCTCTTCTTTTTTCATGTTCGTAACTTCGATTCAAAAACTCCGGCTTGTATTGTCGGTGGTTTTCCTTCGGGATTATATCTCTCATTAATTTCTTCATAACAACCATCACATATTCTAATTAATATTTTATTATCTACTTCTTCTAGTTTCATAGTTTTAAACTCAATGAGCATATGAAACTTGGCTCCTAAGCCACATAATTCACACTTAGGAGTCTGTGCCTTTTCTTCTCTAACGAAGAATCTTTTAATCCAATTTATCATTTTATCACCTCTTAAATAGCGGGAAACGGAAGGAAGCGCATGATAAACTCCCTAGCCTAAGAACACCAAGCCCCAAGAGGTATTTTCCGTTATTACTGCTAAACCCGTATTTCCGTAAGGAATCTAATATTAAATTCTTTCATCCTTAAATGCTTGATAGGCTATATCTTCAGCATCTTCTTTTATGGCCTCTAAGTCTTTCCAACCATACTTATCATAGGCTATTTCTTCACAAATTTCTTGCGCTAATAGGTCATGTTCTCCTAATAATTCGCATAGTAAATCAATCAATTCTTCTTGCGAAAGGTGAAACTTAATCATATCAAATAGTGACTCAAAGCCACAAAACTCTAACATTTCTTCCATTATTATTCCTCCTAATAATTTATTCCCGGTCTTGGCCCAACATATAGTAGGGTTTTCTTCGCTCTTGTAATTGCTACATAGCAAATATTGTTTTCTTCATGCCCTCCCTTTGGATGTGGCATTCTATCAGTTGCTAGAATATACACATTATCTGCTTCAAGACCTTTAGCCTTATGAACAGTTGAAAGCATTATTTCTCCCTTATCATTACCATCGAATACTCTTTTGATTTCTTCAATGATACCGCCAACTGTTGTTGTTTTCTCAACAAAAATACTGATACAGTCTCTTTTGTCTTCAAGAGTTAGTGCTTGATTTACCTTATTCTGTTCTAGTAACTTAGCATGTTTAAACTCAAAGTCCTTCATGAATAAAGCCCAAAACTCCTGAGTTCCCATGTGTTTATTCTTAGTGATTTTTTCAACTGAAGTAATTAATCCCTTAGTCATATCACGACCTAGAATATAGGCTGATTTACCTTGACTAATTAAATCATAGAAAGCACCAACTAATGGCGCATTATACCTGCAAAGAACCATATCGTTTCTTTGTGGATTAAATGGGGCATCAACTATTACAGTTCCGTCTATCGCATCATGAGAACATACGAACCTGTTACTTTCAAGATATCTATTCGCTTCTTCAACAACTGATTTAGGACATCTCCATGTAATAGTTAGAGAATAATATTCTATATCTCTTGAACTATTACTTAACTTATCTCTAAACATAGAAATAGAATTGCTATCTGCTCCTCTAAATCCATAAATTGCTTGATACTTGTCTCCGACAATAATACATCTACCGCCATTAATACAGCGAGAAATTAACTCTCTTTGCATTTCATTGAAATCTTGTGCTTCATCTACAAACATTATATCATAATGTGGAAGTGGGTAATCACTTACTAAGGGTAGCCAAATCATATCATCAAAATCAATGTGGTGAGTTTGTGTTTTACATAGAGTTAGAATAGCAGGAATTGATTGAACCGCTATCTCTTCTTCTCTAATAGACTCAAATTGAATATTATATTCATCAATTAATTTGTTAATTTCTTTTTTATTATTACCTTCTAACATAGAACCTTTGACTAGGCTAACTAGTTTTTTTAATGGTGCGATATGATAATCTTCACCCAACAAATCTTTGATAATGTTATTTAGTTTGTAGTTGTTTACTTTTGTTTTAACACCTGCATTCCTAATAGCAGCAAAACCAAATGCGTGAAATGTTTTTGCTTCTACATCTTCGGGTAGTCTTTCTTGTAATTCAGTGGCAATAGATTTGTTAAATGCTAGAAAGGCGGCTTTTTGATTACCGATTCTTTTAGCACCTTCTACAATGGTAAATGTCTTCCCAGTTCCAGCACTAGCATTTACAAAAATGTGAGCGTCTGAGTTTTCTATTGCGTTCCAAATATCTTCTTGTTCTTGTGTTCCTTTTATCATGTTTAAACCTCTTTTGTCTTTTAATGGACTAAGAAAACGCTTAGATTGCTAATTAAAGCAACGGTAATGCGTGTGAAATACTAAATAGTCAGGAAAATTTTCGTGCTTTTTTAGAAAATTTTCCGAATTGTGAATATGAAAGGTGGGGGAGGAGTCAGCGATTGTTAGTCGCATCTCATTTGTGTAGCCCCTTGACTCGACTCCCCCATATTTGTCTCAACAAAATAATACTGCCTCATTTAATTGAAGGAGGCGAGGCGTGTATCACTGTCAAGACAATAGGGAGGGTCGCCTACCCTATATAGGTCGCCCATGGGGGGTCAATCTTCGTTTCTATAGAAGCATAACCTCCTCATCTAACCCATATGCCCCATGCTATCCAAAAGAGCAGTGTGGCCGAAACCGCACCCCAAAACAACCTAAGACCTAGATTATTTATTGGGTTACACCGAGGTTTGATACAATATATGTTAGTGATGATGCTTCCCTTGCTAGTGTAAGTTTCTACTAAGCAGTTGCTTCCTTGAGGAATATCGCAACCGCATTTTTGACAAACTTCGTTCTTGTCTGCCTTTCTATAGACTTCATCTAGCATTCTCATGATATCCCTCTTTTTCTGTATGCTTCTAGAAAGGCTTTTCCATCAGGTGTCTGTATAGTGTCTACTGCATTAATGGTTCCGTCTAAGTCAGCATGAGTGACTGCTTTCGTAGCGTAGCCTTTTCTTCTTTCTTTTTCAACTATGAATAGGAAATCTAATTTTTTATTTTTTTGCCAATTATCTACACATAAAAAACCGATGGTTTCAAAATCATCTGAATCATATTCTAATGACTCTTCATAACTATCCCACATTTCTTTTTTTATCCAATAAAAACCTCCATGTGAAAAATAATGAGTAATGGGGTCATTCATAGAGGAGTGAAAGTCTTTCTTCCATTCATCATACATTTCCAAAAGCCTACAGACTTCATAAGAGTCACGGGGTTCGCTTTCTTGAATGTATATTTCAATATACATAATATCACCTTAATAGAAAGAGGGAAGAACAGGAGAAGAGAAACAAAAAACTCCCTTACCATATCGAGATGCGATTATGCGAGATAGTTCTTATTACTTGGCAAACCTCTTTCATTTCTTTCTGAATTAAACAGAAAGAAGTGAATCGTAATTTCCGTCCCATTCTTGGTTCTTATACCATTTAGCCAAACGGTTTCTTGCTCGGACACCTTCAGCCTTCGCATATTCTTCTGCGTTGGCATAAAGCCCCCCACCGCTTCTGTTCTGCTTTTTGGTAATAGCACCAATTATTGGGTCTTGATTAAAATAAGTTGTTGATGCTTCTTCAACCGTAGAAACTATCTTGTCAATAACTACTCTAACTGAAGCAGGTATTGATGACTTTTGGCCTTTCTTGAAAGGAGTTCCATCACGACCTCTTAGTAGTGCTTTAAGTGCGCCCCGACAGGCTTCTCTTTCATTGGGATTTGTGTCACCAATACTTAAATTAAGCAAACAGACTTGCTTTAGTCCTTCGTCTAAGCCTTCATCAGCACTTAGATATTCTTCAATTTCTATCTTCAAACTATTCCATGTTGTGTCATCCATATTTATTCCTCAGTTTGTTCTTTTTTTTCTGCATAATCGTTGATTTTTTCTATTAAAAATACAGGTGGTTTTTCCCATCCCAAACTTTTGTTTGCTAATCTAAACATTCTGCACATAGCCAAGTCATATGCTTCTTGTAAATTCATACCGTTTAGTGCATAATTAATAAAAACTTTATTTCGAGTTTCCCAATGAATGGGTTCCATAAAATTTCTGTAGTCTTCCAGTTCATTCGTCAATTTTTTACTTTCAGTTATAGATATTTCAATCAGTCTCCTAAGTTCAGCGAGTTCGCTATTTATAGGATAGGTAGGTTCCTCTTTTGCCATAATTTTCAAGATTCTTAGGACTATATAAAAGGGTTCACATAGAAGCACTAAGCCCCATTTTCACTCATAACTTTTATTAATCTATTAGTTTAGTCATTGACATTATCGTGGATGGTTACAGGAATGTGCATTAATAGTTCTCATAATAGTTCTCGTTTTCTGATGAGAAATAATTATGACCTAGTTATACCGACAACCCTATCTAAAATGACCTAGTTATGCTAACTCTTCTCATTATTCTCATTTCTCATGACTCTTATCAATATATATTATTCTCCTCACATAGATAAGTAGGGTAATTTTGTATGACTTATATTTATGTAATACAAGAGAGAGAGAAAGAAGAAGAAGAGAAAGAGAAATGAGAATAATGAGAAGTATTGTAAAAATATCTTACTTATACCTATAACTAGGTCATTTTTTTAGAGATATTTCTCTTCTCACTTGCGAAACCCGATGAGAACTATCGGACATTATACTATATTATATATCATATAACATATAGATATTCTATTAATATAGATATAAGTTCAATTGAGAAGCACCCAAGGTAATGTTTAGACAGGGAGGGTAGAAAATCTTAGACTAAAAGTTGTCATATGTTTATAATGTAAATAACAAATGCTTGCTCTCTTATGACCTATCTTACCATATGGTTGCGCTTTGTTTTAACCATGTGTCGGTAGTTGGGGATTTCTGCCCCATAAAAGTGCCGTCGCACTACCTCAAACTTAAGTGGCCTTAATGATAGAAGATTATACCAATAAGAACACCAGACCCGACGAGGTGATTTAATCAAGAGCGTTAAATAACTCCTCCATGACATCACTTAACATATCATGCATAAGTGTAAATTTGACAGCGTTATCAATACCTGCATAAATAGCCTCCATGGTGATAAGGCCAATCATAGCATCGGGTTCATCAGTAAAAATACTGATATCTGTAAATATGGCCGAATCTATAGATGTTTGGACTTCTTTTTTCATTGATGGGCTAATGCTTGATACTCTCTTAACTGCTGCTTTTGACATGCTAAACCTATTTATTATCTTATTAGATAAGGTGCAAACAAAGCAACACCATATGGTTGTGATGCTTTGTTGAAACAACCCTAAGTAATGGGTCATTTAATCTATAACATGAGAAAAATAACCCAAGACGCAGTTCACGCATTCAATAATAACAGAAATTTTAGTAGAGGTAATACTGTAGTCCGTCATTTTACCTGTGACGGTTCGACTTCTATGTATCTGCATAACAATTTGATTGCTGAGAAGGATTCAAACGGTAATGTTACAATTATGACCATGGGATGGGATACCAACACCACAAAAGAACGCCTTAACGGTTTGGATGGTGTCAATATAGTGCAAAGAAATTTTGCATGGTATTTGAACGGTGTCTACTGGGATGGTTTACCCATTCTGTTAGATTGTTGATACTGTGGAAAGCGTTTTTGATTGTTTTCGCTTAGGTAAAGGAGCCACGCATAGGGTAAATATGCAAATAGCCGAAATAAAAAACAATCCCCGCATTGGGTTATAACAAAGCGTTACCATATGGTTGCACTTTGTAAAAACCATACTAATACGACATCAGATTCCATCTAGTGCTTCAACGGGAATAGGAGCAAACAAGGAGGTAAAAAATATGAAACAAGCAAATTGGAATGTAAATACAAGTAAAGTGAGGGCTTGGGCTGAAAAGCAACCTAAGTCTGATAACCTGAGTGCGGTTTTACTGTCCCTATCGTTAGGTGACAATGCCGCTACTGACGAATTAAGAAGCACATATTGGACAGCAATTCGTTCAATTGGTTCTACTATGGATGGTTTTCCATCAGCCCGCAAAGGCCGAGAATCAACTCTAACCGAGGAACAACAGATTGCATTGGCCAATGTGGAGAGTGTGGTAGAAACTGCCTTTGCTTCAATCCCTACTGAATACCACGCAACACTACTGGCCGTAATAGTTCCTCACGGGCGAACTGGCGGAGTTTATTCATCAATGGACGAAATGACTGCTTACTATGTTAATCAAGCACATAACTACATGGTCGCTTCTATCAAAGAAGGCCGATTCGATGGTAAGTTGAATAAGGCGGGTGTCCCTCAAATCACCCCTCGCCCTACAAAGGCCGAGAAAGATGCTCAAATGGAGGACTCGGAAGAGGTTTGAGCCTAAACTGCAACTATTCCCGTTGTAGCCCCATATTACTCCCTTCGGGGTTTAATTGGGGTATAACAAAGCAATACCATATGGTTGTGCTTTGTTTCGACCCTAGTTAATACAGGGTCAAAAAGGGCTTACCATGTCAAATTATAACTATTATAATATTAATTGGGAACATGAAGTAATCGAATACAAGGCACAGTATGATGATGATGATTATATCGTCGAATATGTTGAGAGTATGCTTCCTATCTATTATGGCGATATATACACCACATATCATCAAGTCATCGGAACACCTCTAAATATTGAAATTGAGCAAAAGCATGTCGGCCAAACCATAGACAAAATAATGAATTGGCACATATTCGAGGAATACATGATTAAGTTCATGGCAGAATTTAACGAATACGAGGAGGAGGAATAAATATGGAGGAAAAGACACCATGAAAGCCTTCGGGCATTATTACAAAGCAATACCATATGGTTGTGATATCTTTGGTATCTAAAACCATATACAGAATCTCATGATATTTTATGTCGGGAGTCATGAACCGACAGGGATTGACAGAATACCCCTTTAGGCGGGGGGTAATGTGCAGGTATTCGTGTAGTGCGACATATCCAATGGGTGATGCGTAAAAGCGTGAGGTCATTGGCTCTATGAAAAATCCTTGAACCTCAAAAGGGGAGTTGCCTAACTAACAACTTGGATATACTTGGCTTGATGGCTCTTAAGATATAAGAGCGTCTAAAGTGAATGCGACCCAATCGTATCATCATTAGTGGTAGTCACTCCACTATCCCACCTTTTATTCCATATGGCGGATTGGCCATAAACCATATAGAAACGAGCCGAAACACAGCGTAGTAAGACAGACGGGTAAACAATACAGTAAGCCATGGCAAACTGTAGGGAAATCAAGAAGAAGTGCAGTTAATCGGATATGTATGGAGTAGGCGAAGTTTCTATCATACTCATTTGGTGCTTAAGCGATAGATAAAGCGATAATAGTTCACCATGAAAAACGCTATACAGGTATATCAATAAAAATTAAAATTACAATAATGATTGTTCCCTGCTACTGTGTAGCCCTTTCATGGGGTTCTTCAAAGAACAACCATATGGTATGGTGCTTTGTTAAACATACCTTACATAATGAATTTGATTCATTTACCATGTTTACAAGAAGTATTGGAGATGATGAAGGCGGAGTAGTAGTTAATGTAGGATTGTGTGCGGGTCGCCATGATATTGAGGGTATTACCGATTACATTTTTACTGAACCTATTGAGAATCCTAATGATTTTCAGACACTACGACTAATCGCAAACGAAAAACTAGAACAAATGTGGAATGATGGAAATTGTATCAATATCTTTGTCACTGGATTAAGTCAAGCGATGACCATTGTGGCATCAGAAGTTTTTGGTTTATACGAACTAACAGAATATGATATTCTAGTTCAAGTCTATCATTGGGATAGAGAAACAGAAACCTACAACGCCCATACTCTTGTAGGGGGCTAAAGCCTTCGGGCGTTTAACCAAAGTAACACCATATGGTTGGGATTGCTTTGCACATACCAACCTTATACGATTAGGTATCGTATCTATTGCTCAGGGGGATTGAGTGTTAAACTTTAGTTTAGGAGGTAACAAAAATGAAAATAGAAAATTGGAACATAAACACAGCAAAGGTTCAACTATGGTTGGATAAAGAAGACAGGGGAGAAAATGGTCAAGCCATTACTCTATCCATGGCATTAGGAAATGCTTGTGATAACGATGATTTAAGGTCTACTTATTGGACTGCAATTAGAAGTATCGGTAGCACATTTGCAGATTTCCCGATGGCTCGAAAAGGCCGAGAATCGTCATTACCAGAAGATATACTACTATCTGCGACTTCTGTAAAGAATGCGGTTATAACTGCCTTTGCGGGTATTACTGATGCAGATATTATTCTGAAGGTCATACTACCTCACGGTCGCTCCGGTGGCTCATATGAAACAATTGATGACTTAGCGGAATCATACGGACAAAAAGCCTTTGATGCTCTTGTTAAGGGATATAAGGAAAACCGTTGGGATGGTTCAATGGAGGGTAATGTCCCTCTAATGTCTCCGCCTCCCGTAAAAAATAAGGAGGCTAATGAATAGGTTTAACGCTTATTCCCCCTGTAGCCCTTGTGGTTACGGTTATGCAAAGCAAACCATATGGTTGTAGTTACTTTGGAACTAAAACCCTAATACTATCAATTGAGAAATAGATATGTCAAGCAATATAACCTATGTAAGAACTATGGAGATTGATTACGGAGAGAAGATGGACGACCTTCAATTTGCTAAATTAGCACATGAACTGCAAAAGAAAGGTATTACCATACGCACTCATTTTGGTAACAAGCCTAAATATGGATTTAATGAAATAACAGAAACCAAAAAGACCTATCAAATCGTTATGGATAATGAGGTCATATTTGAAACTAAATACTATACTGATAGAAATCAAGCCTTTGATGCATTTAGCCCATTTTTGGCTATAGATTGTGTTGATGCTAAAGTAGACAAGACATCTAAGAAGTGGGTAATGGTGCAAGGCAGTATTGTCCGTGTTGATTTTGAATTGGATGGAGAACAAAATGACTGGTATGACCGTAAAATAGAATATGATAGTGGACAAACTATGGCTGTTACGCTATCAAATTCTACTGATGGTGTTATTCTTAGGTTTACAACTACATGGGAGCCTGAAGGCATTCAGCGCAAAAACACTATTGAAGAAGTTATGGTTAATGAAACACTAAACGATATGGCTAAGATTCAAAGCACTATTGAGGGTCGTTTGAAACTCAAGAAGTTTGGCTATGATATCAACAACGCTACTATTGGTTGTCATTTCGATGCTAAAACAGCAAGTCGTAGCGAATGCGCTCCTGACATCATTAACCGTGTTAAGGAGGCTAAGAAGGCTCATTCTTAAGCCATAATCCGTAAGTCCTAATTAGGCAGGGTATAGCAAAGCAATACCATATGGTTGTATAGCCTAAAAGATTACACAACCATATGGCTTTGTTTCAAAATTTTTATTTTACTGTTCGTTTAAATGAGTGGTTTTAAATCAACAAAAAAGGCAGTTTTGCTTAATATATTAGCCTACTTTGCCCATACTATTATATCATTGACTGTTCTGCCTTTTACTAAGCAACTAATATGTTCGTGACAATAACAACTTATGCTATTTAGCCCACTATACTAGAATAAGAAACAATAATTAAACAGTCTAAACAAATAAACAATCAATACTGCTAATATAATAAAACGATTTAAACGAACAATGCTATAACGGGCCGCAACTATAAACTTTAAAGGAGAATAATTAAAGAAACAACTTTTTATCCTGTTTATATAAACCATATAATTTTTTTAAAAACGCAAGTCCCAAATAAATTCCGCCACATTTTTTGAGAAAAAAGGACATGATAAGATGAATTGGAAAGATATGATAAGAAAAGCAGAATTACCACCAAGAATGGGTGAAGGACAACCTATAACTAATGAATATAGGCAGCAAATGGATAATTGGGCTAAAGCCTATGAAAATGATGTAATAAGACAATCAAAAGAACTATTAGTAAGCAGACCTGATTCCGGATATTTGCGTTTTGAAGGAAATACTGTTAGTGTTCCTGATTTAAGGAAAACTTACTCTTTGGAAGAGTTTGCTAATAGAGTTAAAGGCTTTGTTAGAAATGTAGTGTATAATCCGAGAAAATATAACTATTCAAATGAAATAGCAGCACTGGCTAAAATTCCAAATCAGGTAGTAAGAACAATACAAATGGATTCTTCTATCATTGATGAATTTCACAAGTATTTGAAAAGCCTGTGAAAAAAATTCCCCACAATTTTTTTTGATAAATTTTAGGTGATAATATGACATGGAAAGACATACTAAAAGCCCAAACTACTCTTTTACAGTTTGGTAGGCAAGCCAATATGGATAAAAAAATCCCGGAAATAAGGGCTAAACTAGAAGGTATGCGTGGTAGGGCTAAAACCACAGAAAGGGGAAAAACTGAAGATTTAGCCACCGTAAAATTAGAACAATTAGATAAGGTTAGAAATGTAGATGATTTTGAGAACTTCTATGATGATAGCCTAAAATATTTATTGGGTGAAAAATAAATGTGGAAGGACATACTCAAACTAGACATGGATGAAGCCCGTAAACTGGGTGAAAGGTATGCTCCCGAAGATATGGAACAGGCTAGACAAGATAAGTTGAAAACGGTTCTAACTAAAGTGAGGCCAGCCATTGAAAAAACTTTAGAGATATATGTTGATGATATTGCTGAAGAAGATGCAGATAGGCTAAGAATGTCATTGGTTTCTATGATGAGAAATTTACCTATGGCTCCTAGAATGTCTAGGGACAACAGTAAAGAAGCGAGAAATAAGAATAAGGAAATGGTCGAAACTTATCTTGCTAAGTTAGAAGACCTATATCAAGAAGATAAATCCCCAAGAAAAACTACTAGTCTTATTGACAGGGCTAGAGAGATGAATAGAAAACACCCAAGAATGGGGAGTGGAAGAAAATGATAAGAAAAATGGGCGAAGTTATGCTAGGGTCTGATTTAGACAAAGATGCTAAAGATGAACTTATGGTGTATGCAGAAAATTATGTTGATAAACTTAATGTTCCTGCAAAAAAGAGAGATGAGTTAATTAGTCTAATTTATGCAGGAATGCAGACTAGGTATTATGTTAGAAACACTAATACTAAAGGGGAGATTAACCCAAAAACAGGAGAAGAAAAGTTATTATTAAACCCTTCAAAACATATAGGTTATGAAGATGTGGCAAGTGCAGAAAACAGAAATAAAACACAAGAGGATAGTGCGGCAAGAGCAAGAAAATATAGTAAAACTGTTAAGGAAGGATTAGCAGAAATTACACCAAAAATTGCTGAAGAAGACATAACCGAGTTGGCTGAAGAAGTAAAAGATTCTAATTTGAAACAAGCATTGGATAGAATGGTTCTTACTTTTAGTGAAAGGCTTTCCGATGATAAATTAAATTCCGAAAGAAGAAAAATAATAGATAGGGACATTCAAGAACTAATACAGGCAATCGAAAGTGATGAGTCATATAGCCAAGAAGATATTAATTCATTTAGTCAATTTTTGTCGAAACTGCAAGGAAAACCGTTCTTTTCCGGAATACATCAAGCATCATTAAGAGATGTCCTTGAAAGGATGAGAAGTAAATATAGATTTGATGATAGTAAAAATGCTTCATGGCAAGACTCGCTAAGAAAAAGCAGGGTAATTGAGGCTATCAAAAGATTTGAAGAAAAGCATCTAAAGGATGAACCTATGGAGTTAAGTAAAAACTATGTGGAGGAGATTGATATGAATTGGAAAGAAGTGCTGAAGACCACAGAAAAATTAGAAGAAGAAGCCGAGGAATTTGAAAAGACTGAACCAAAACCTGATTTTATAGATTTAGATAAAGATGGTAATAAGAAAGAATCTATGAAACAAGCGGCTAAAGATGCTAAGAAAAAGCCTAAATCTAAAAATCCATTTACTAGGAAGGATTAATTATGTCTTGGAAAAAAATTCTAAAGAATGAAGAGGAAGAAGAACTTCCGGAGCATGTAAAGAGAGCAAGAGAGAGAGTAAAACAAGGATTGCCTTCTATAGAACAACCGCTTATTCCTCAATTTGATGACGAAAAGAGAATGAAGAGAGATGATTAATATGACATGGAAAGATATAATAAAAGAAGAACCAAAACAAGGGCCAAGAATGAGCGAAGAAATGTTAGAGGGATTAAATCAAAAGCAATTTAAGAATATGAGAATTGGCCTCATGCAGATGGCTGACACTTTCAATAAGAATGCTAAATATCTAAAACAATTAGTAGGTCAAGAGGAAGCCCAAGAGGTAGTAGAGGGAATAGTTGCTGCTTTGAGAATTTACTCCAATTATCTCTTATATGGTGTTGGCGATTCAACAGATAATGTATCGCCAACAGACGGCCAACGAGCCGGAGACATGCAGGGATATGGCGAATTTGCGAGAAGAAATGCGAAGAGCAGAAAGTATCTTGAAGGCCGAGCCAAAGAATTTACGGATTTAGCAGATGATTTAATGCAATCTATTAGGTGAATAATATGACAAGGTGTAATTACTTAGATGCTTGGTTTGATGCAAAATCAAAAGAAGTTGATGAAAAAGAATCTAAAACAAAAAAGTGTTTTGTAACAGGTGATAAGAAATGAATTGGGAAGATGTATTGAAAAGGAATCCTAGAGATTCTAAAAAAGTTAGAGAAGCACAACAACGAAAAATAGACCGTGAAAGCGAGAGGGAGTTTATTCCTAAAGAGCCTAAACCAAAAAAGGTCGAAGAGCCAAAACCACTACCTACAAAAGAAGAGATGGCTAGAATAATTGAAGAAGGTAAAAAGAACACTTATCTTGCTGGAATTGGAAGAACAAGAAGAAGAAGAGATGAGCCATTTAATCCATTTAAAAACTTTCCTAAAGCAGAAGAAAATCGTAGAAAAGCAGAAGAAGAAAAAGAAAGAAGGCGTAAAGAACAGGAGGGATGATATGTCTTGGGAAAAAATATTGAAGTTTAAATTAACTAAAGACGCTGATGAATCAGAAATCAATGAATTCGTTGAAGATATTTTAAATGGTAGAGCCTTTGATAGAAAACTGGAAGGTCAAAAAAGCGAAGAAGGTAGTAGTTATAATAACAGATTTACTTTGGATGATTTACAAAAAATTGCTGATAGATTAAATTACAGAATAGAATGGCTAAAAAATTATTACGCAAAGGATAATGAAGGCGGTTTAGAATAAATGACTTGGAGGGATATTCTTAAAGTCGAAGATGACGAGAAGAAAATGGCAGGGGCAGTAACAACAACTTCTTCCCCGGCTTTGTTCAATGTCACATATGGATATCATAGAAAAAAGAAAAAGAAAGAGGATGAAGAAAATGGTGAAGGAAACTAAGAAAAAGAGACAGGCCGAATTTCAAGGAAATACCTTCAACCAAAACTTAGATTCTATCAAGTTCGCTAAGGACTATCAAACTTGGAAAGATAATTGTCAAGGAATTAGTGGCGAAACGCTGATGGTAGAAAATGTCCCATCATTATATGATTTTCTTTTTACTCATGTATTTGGAAACATAAGACCAAATTCGGTAAATTCAGATAAAGAAGGCCAAGGAGCAAGAGAAGCACTACAGGTCATTGAAGGAATATTAGATGGTGGACTAATTAGAGACCAAGAAATTTTTGTTGTTGATGCTATGGCTGATGTATTAGAAGCATTACAAGATACTTCACTAGACCCTAAAGATATTCTCTTTACCGAGTTTACCACGACAAGGGGTGGAAGAAGACGAAGAAAGGTAAAAGTTAGAGGCCACTATCGAACTGAAAATTATGAGAAAAAAACCGGAAAAAAGGCAACTCCTCCCGAATGGAGAGCAGGTAATAATCCTCCACATCAAGCATTATTTTCTGAAACAGAAACACAATTTGCTAAACCAAAAGGACTACTACATATTATGAGAGATGCTAAAGATGCTCTTAAGGATATTATAATAGATGAATTAGAGATAGAAGAAGTAAGGGGTGGCGCACCCCCTAGAGACTATGAAGAAATTAGTGCTATTGAAGATTATTTTGACAAGGTAATAAAAAATACTGCTTTTTGGAGTGCAGGTGGAAAACTCTTAGTCAATAAAGTAAGGCAGGACTTACAATCTAGAACTTTTAAGTTAATGAATAAAGACCAAGAACTTGTAGCGAGTCTTGCTAGATTTAATGCCGAAGGAGATAAGAAAACTCCTGCGGGTAAAATTGTTGATTTTAAATTGACTTCTACTGCTACTCCAATCATTGAATTGGTTGATAGAGCGTTAAAGAGAGCAGGAACTAACAAAGCCCCTAACGGTTATAGAGCGTGGCAAAATGCTAGAAAGCGAGGCTTTGATTATAGAAAAACTGCAAGAGAAAAGTTCGGAGATGGTGCAAAAAGCCCGGACATGAAAGTTATTTCTAAAATGTGGCAAGCAAGATTATGGAGAAGATAATCATGGTCACAAGAAAGCGTTGTGGTTTTTGCCAACATGACGATAGAGAAGAACTTGAAAGAATGTTGGAAGCAGGTGAAATAACTTGTGATGAACTAGATGCTGAATATAATTGGAGAAGTGGAACTGCGGCTCAACACCAAAGAAATCATATGGGCGAATATAAAATGAGTTCAAACCCACAATGTAAATTGTGTGTAGACCCTATGAGAAAGCATTACGAAATGGCTTTGCAGAACGGGGAAATAACAAGTGAAGATTTGGCTTCTGCTTTAGATACAACAAAGGCACAAATTCAACGCCATGTGAAAAATCACCTTACTCCTATAGTTCAAGAAAGTGCGGCTATGATGATAGCAACAAAAGAATTGAATGAAGTAGATTTGCTTTCTAACAATGTTCAAAAATTAGATACTCGATTAGAGCAAGTTTTCAACGAACTAGGAAATGATTTAGACCCTAAGATGATTGATGCTCTAACTAAACTTGCTAGAGAAATTAGAGAGTCTTTGAAATATCTTATGGAGTTCAAAGGAAAACTTATCCATAAGAGACAAGATACAGTTATAGTTCATCAAATGCAGATTGTTCAAGAAGTGTTAGCACAGAATAATCCGGAGATTTGGTTAGACATCAAACAAAGAATGCAGGAGAAGTTACAATGAGTTGGCAAATTCTTCTAAAAGCGCAACCTGCTTCTAACATTACTTTGTTAATTGCGCTTGCCGATGATTCTAAAACAGATTCATTGATAGAAGAAATCCAAGAATCCGAACAATTGACTGCTAGTTTCAAAGGAATCATAAATAATATCAAGGCGAACAACATAACTGTTGATTCGATGCTAAAAAAATTACCACTTCCTAATGTCTCCAAAGAAAAAATAGAAGAAAATCTAAAAAAATTGCTAAATTCTATCAAGCCGGAGCAAATGAGAGAGACAAAACAACTTGAAACACTAGTAGATGAAGCGATTTCAGCAAAAAAAGAGGGAGACGAGACTAAATTTTCTGAACTTTCTCAAAAAATCAACGAAGTTAGAAGCAAATCCACTAGAAGTTACGAGGCAAATACAAAATTAAGAGCAAAATTAAGAGTTTTTGACTCTTTTGGTGAAGGATTCACTCTAAAATTCAATGCTGTTCCAACTAGCGGGACAAAAAAACAAAAATTTCAAAAAATTCTTGCCGATTTTGCTAAAATAACTGGCTCAAGAGTAGTTGGCGACACAATACAGACTAATTTTCCTAACGCTAACGCATTTTTAAACAGTTTAGGACAAGATACTGCTAAAATAAGAAGAGAGATGGCAGAATATGAGCCGGATTTAGAAAGTAGTGGTAGAAGATTAGCGGCTGTATCGGAAACCGATACAATGGTTGCTTCGGGAGTCAAATTTGATGCAAAAGAAACGCTAACTTCAGTAGATGTTGAGAATTATTTGATTGCATTAGAGGATATTCCGGGGAGTGTAGGTAAATTCATTCCAACAGAAATGAAAAACGGTTTTGACTTTCCTGCTGATGCAATATTCTTAGAAAAACAGTCAAAAACCACCAAAAGCCTATCTTTGAATCCATATGGGAGGCTTTTGATAATGGGAACTTTTGGCGGAGATAACTGGTTCAAACAATTTTTTGACGCAGTTAGAACAAATGCCTTTGTGAGTGAGAAAATAGCAGAAAGAATACTAATCGAGTCTATCATAGAGGGACTAGAAGACAATAGTAATCCTTCTAGAAGTAGTCTAGGAACAAGTTTAGTTCCCTTTAGAGATTTAGAATTAACAGGAAATATTAAAGCAAAGAGAAAAAAACTTAGAGAGTTTATCAAGAACGATACTAATTTGAATACTGCTTTTAGTCAAGAGGCTACCGCCTATCAAAGTAATATTTTCCAAGACAAATATCAAGATAAATTTACAGTGAAAGAGGCCGATGCTTTCCAAGAAATATATGATTCTACAGAAGATGCAGATTTCGTCTTTGGCGACCTGAATATAGAATATTATGATAACACAGATACTCTAATAGAAAACGAATCCGGTGCTTCTTACGCTAAAATATTTTTAGATGACAGTCAAGTGTCTCCATCGGAATTAATAGAGGACATAGAAAGCAAACAAAAAGAAAAAGGCGTAGAAGTTACTTTAGGCAGACTAAGACAAAGTATGCTGAATACAGGTGATTTTGCTCAATTTATTGTAGACTATTCTAATGATTCAAAATTAGAACCACTGACAAAAGAATCTGCTGCGAGGGCTGCGACCTTTGATAAATTGTCACCTAAAAATAGTTTAATTGTTCTATCTAGATTAGGGGAACAAGGAATATTAGATACCGGAACAGATGGATTAATAGCCGACACATTCATATCTATAGATAATAACAGGGGAAACACTAGTAAACAGTTGGAACTGGCTAACGAACTAAATGATAAGATGATATCTTTCCTAAAAGAAGCAAAAATACAATTAATTAGTGGATTTCAATTAAGACTAGAAGACTTTGGAAAAAATTATGAAAAGTATTTCCCAAGAAAACAAAGTAATGTTCCTATAGCAGTAAAAGCATTCAAAGACAAACAATTGATTCGGTGATAAATATGACAGTAAGAGATGACATTAGACAAGATACCAAACTAATGCAAAGCCTACAGAACATAGGCAAGACCACTGAAGATAGAAGCCCCGAAAGAGTTACTGCTCTTAAACAATTAGTCGAGGCACAAAGGGTAAAATTAACTCAAGACGGGGTAGAAGGAGAAGAACTAGCAAAGAAACTTCGTTCATTTAGAAGTGGCTTAATGGCGGAATTAAAACAACTTAAGTTTACAGACCCAAGACAATTTATTTTTGATGCGGTAAAAAAATTAAAAATAAAAGACGAATCAGGAATAAATTTAGATGTTGATGATTTATTGACAGAAAGACTACAAAACATTACTATTGGGGATACCAGTCAAAGAGAAATTTTAGAGTCTTCTTTTCAACAACAGTTAGATGGTTTTGTAAATACTAATGAAATAAAACAAAAGTATGGTGAGGGTCAAATACAAACACTAAGAGAAAACATAACAAGAATACAAAACTTACTAACGAGAAGAATTAGTCAAGCAGAAACACAACAGAAGATGAAAACCATTCGAGTAAATGTTAGAAAATATCTTGGTGCTACTCCTCTTTCTAAATTAGGCCAAAGAGAAGATATCTACGAATTTTGGGAAGAGGTTTCCGAAAGGTATGAACAGTTCAAAGAAGACTTGGATGCTTTATTTGAAGCCGCAGAACAAAGTGATAATGCAAAATTCAAGCAATATTTTTCTAAATTAAGAACAGAATTTGAAGGAGAAAATCTAGAATATATTGCTAGATATCCATTAGTTTCAATTCGTGAAGTAAAACCAGTAGATAGATTAGTAGCAGTATTAGAAAATCTTCTCATAACTAAGGGGCTATCCAGAAAGAAGATAGAAATCCAAGAGGGAGATGAAGATGATGTTGATGAATCCGGTATGGAAGAATGGGAACAAGATTACTTATCTCAATGGGATGGATTAGAAGCCTCACATAGAGATGAAGGCTATATGGAAGAACAGTTAGCAACAGATTCTATCGAAGAACAAGAAGACTTGATTGACGAAGAGAGATTATTCATAGACCCGCTATTAGCATTTGAAGTAATGAGAAATAAAAAACTATTAGCATTAACTCAAGATGGGTTTGCTGAAATAGGTGATGCGCTTGAAGCACTTAAGCAAGATGATATAGTTTTAGATTTCCAAACCGATGTGGATGAATTTTTAGAACAGATAGAAGATAGTTTTGCTAGTGAAAAAGGAGAATATCATCTACCTATTTCTGTTCTTAATGATTCTAAGTTTAGAACATTTGCTAAAATTCCTAGCAAATTACCTGCCGGTTTCAATAGAGGAGATAGCATTAGTTTAGATGTAGAAGATAAAATAGATGATTTACTGGATAAAATTCACATCGGATTAACTAGTAAGAAATTTGGATTTGCTTCAGCCCCAAGAGCCACAGGGCGAGGAAGAACTTTAGGAAGCACTTTTGGAGCAGAAGCACAAATGACAAGTGAAGCACCTCCGACTGCCGGAGGAACCTATAGAGAACAAATGGGAAGATTACAAGCGGGTGGACGGTCAAGACCAATGAATCCTGCTACTAGAGGAAAACTAGATGAGAGTCTACAAGAGTTTAATGGAATTATTGCTAGATTCTTAGAATCAGCAAATCAATACTACATTACTCCGATGTATGCAGGTAGATTACCAATTGACACACCTAGTTTTATTTCGGGAAGAGGTGCTAAAGTCCTTGATGTTTTGTCTAAAGATTTAGGTCTTGAAACAGTAATGGGTGGAGCATATGAACAACTTGCTAGTGTTGGTGATGGTGGTTTAGAAACCTCTAATCTAAGAGAGATTGCTGATTTCCTAGAATTCTTAGATAGACCTAATTTTGAAATAACTCAAGAAGTAGTTGATGCCGGTGAAAAAGCCTCGGTAGCACTTTCGGAAATATTTGGAGAAAACACCGAAGAAAGAAATGATAACTATATCAGTGCTTTACTTATGCACTTTATGGAAGAAATGGAAGATATGACTTATGCTGAAGAAGATTTCAATGGCTCAACAATACAGGATAGAGCCGAAGACTTTGAGAGAGGCTATATGAGTAGAGAAGCGTTTCCCATATTCGCCCTGCCATATTTCTTAGACAGACACCAAGGAATACTAACAAAAGAAACTGGCATGAAAAAACAATATAACAGACTTAAAAAATTATTTGAAAAGGTAGAAGATGATTTACCAATAGTTCTTACTAAGATGTTAAAGGCGCATGATATAATAAGAAAACAACTCGGTAAAAGGGTAGAATATGGCTTCATGAATTTGACACATGATTCTATAGAGAAAATGATAGATAGAATGTATGTAGAAGAATCTGTTGATTTGAGTCATTTAGAAATAGAAAATATTGTGAAGTCCGAAGATTCACACAATAATATTTCAAAAGAATACGGTATAGATTCTGACCAAGTTTATTTGATTAAGGCTAACTTTAGGTGATAACATGAGTCTACAAGAAAGATATAATAGATTAACCCCTGCTCAAAAAAGAGAGTTTCAAAGAATGCAAAGACCTAGTAGGCTAACTAATTGGAAACAATTAACGCATGAACAAATTATAACGATGTTGGAAAAAGATGCAAAAAAGATAGATTCTAGCCAGTTTGCGAGTATTGCATCGAGGCCAAGGGTTTTATCTAAATCTCAATGGCAAGAAGTTCTAAAAAAGAAAAAGAAATCTACAGTAAATCAATCCGGTAATTACACTAAACCCGGAATGAGAAAGAGAATATTCAACAGAATAAAAAGAGGCGGCAAGGGCGGTGCGCCCGGTCAATGGTCTGCAAGAAAAGCACAGATGCTGGCTCAAGCGTATAAGAGGGCTGGTGGTGGCTATCGGAATTAACTGGCGTAAAATTCTCAAAGCCAAATCAAAGAGGCAACAGGATTTATCCACTTGGACTGATGAAGACTGGGGAAGTGCTGAACAGCATAGAGCCAAAGATAAAGGTAAAAAACCTAAATCTAGGACTAAAGGAAGATACATGCCGAGAGCGACATACAAAAGAACTGATAAAAAAACTTTAAGGTATCAAGATGCTAAAAAAAGAAAAGGCCGTAAAAAGGGACAACAGCATGTTCCAACAGGAAAGAAGTTTAGCCAAAAGTGATTACTATGCCGATAACCAAAAAGAAAGATGGCTATTATTGGGGTTCCAAAGGGCCATTTAAAACTAGAAAAAAAGCGGTTCAAGTTGCTCAAGCCGCTTATGCTAGTGGTTATGTGAAAAAGAGTTGGCAAAATATTCTAAAAAAAGACCCAAAGAAAGGAACTGGCAAGAAACCAAAGGGTTCTGCTAGAAGATTATATACGGATGAAAACCCAAAAGATACTGTTAGTGTTAAATTTAAAACAGCGAAAGATGTAAGAGATACTTTTTCTAGTGCCTCATTTAAATCAAAACCACATAAAAGACAGTCACAAATAATTAACTTAGTTGAGCAAAGGGCAAGAGTAGCGGCTAAAAGAGCCAAAGACCCCAAAGCAAAAAAGAGATTGAATGCTGCACATAAAGTAGCATTGGCAAGAAAAGAGTCCAGTAAAAGAAAAACAGCGAGGATGAAAAAATGACATGGAAAGACATAATAAAAAATATCTTAGAAGAAGACCCGGATGAAATGACCGACTTTATGAATATCAGTCCTAAAATGAAAACAGCAAAAATAGAGCGTCAAATTCTTAGAGAAATAGAAAAAGAAGGCGGAGCATTAGGTATGAAAAATCTAAAACAGTTTGGTGAAGAATCAGAAATAAAAAGAGCCTTGGCTAAATTAGAAAAAGAAGGTAAGATATTCATGCATAAAGATGGAGATATCTATACACACGAACCAAAGTGATATAATGAGTTGGATGGATATTCTCAAGAAAAGAAAGTGGCAAGGAACACTTTCTAAAGAAAAAAGTAAAATGCTTGAGAGAACTCCTAAAACAAAAGTAGATATTCCTAAATTAAGTTATCCACAAGAGGAAACAGAAATACCTGCTATTCTAAAAATAATGGAAAAGAAAACTCTTAGCCCAAAACAAATGAAAGATGCAGACCTTAAACCCGAAAAAGAAATGTTTAGGATAGTTGATGCAGATAGAGAAGATTATGAAGATTTAATTAAAGATATTAATTATTATGCTATGTCGTTAAAAATGAAATACCAAAGACCAAGACCACATGAAATTACTAATAAAATTAAATCAACTAAAACAACTACAGACGATACTCCTGCTTTTCCAAGTGGTCATTCTATGGCGGCTCATGGATTAGAAATAGCATTAGGAAAGAAATACCCAAATAAGAAGAAAGAATTAAAACAAATGGCTGATAGAATATCATTATCTAGAATTCAGATGGGAAGTCATTATCCGAGCGATATAGAAGCAGGTAAAAAATTAGGATATATTATTGGTGATGCTTATGAGTAAATGGTTTGAAATTCTAAAAAAGAAAAAGAAACACCCTGCTTTAGTAAGAGCAGGAGTAAGCGGTTTTAGTAAACCAAAGCGAATAAAACATAAAACCAAGTCACATATTGTAGTGGTCAAAGACGGAGATAAAGTTAAGACTATTAGGTTTGGTCAAAAGGGAGTTAAGACAAACCAAACCGCAGGGCAACGAAGGGCTTTCAAGAGTAGGCATGCTAAAAATATCAAAAGAGGTAAAATGTCTGCGGCTTATTGGGCTAACAAAGTAAAGTGGAGTCCTAAGAAAACCAAAGAAAAGAAAAACAAAAATTGGCGTAAAGGTTCGTGATATTTTGGTTAAAGTCTTACCTGCAATATTTTCATATGAAGATATGAAAAGTAAATGGAATCAGGATAATCCAAATAATCTTTATTCTCGTAGGGACGAACTGCAACAAGGAATTTATGCCTTAGATAAATGGCTTATCCGTGTTGATGATAATGATAGAACTATAGCAACAATAGGTTGGAAGGAATACCCTTCACATACTGTTGTCGGAGGATTATTAGCAACCCATCGTGCTAACCCAAGAAGACCTGAATTTGAAGAAGGTTTAGGGAAAAATGAAAGAGCATTACAGTCTGCAAGAGAACCACAAATGAATCAATCTAAGCCACTAGTTGCCGCTTTTGGTGCAAGAGAGGGAAGTCCTGAAGCATGGATTCAAAGAGGAAGAAGCAGGGGTTGGATATTCTCTAAAGATGAGAATTTTGACCAAGTAAAAAATTTATTGCCCGAAGCGGTTATTAATGAATGGAATACGGCCTATCCTAAAGGCAATTGGGCTATAAGACCTATTACTGATGCTGAAAGTTTAGCGAAGTGGATATTTATAGATGATGAAATGCCTGAGTGGTGGAATATAGTGAAAGCCAAGCCTAATTCTATGAAAGCAATTTCAGATAGTCAATGGCTTACACTAAAAGAAAGAATACTCAATGATGAGGTTCCAGTAGATAGAACCAAGTATGTCAAATATACAAATCTGTCAGGCATAAATAGAAGAATGGTTTTGTATTATCTAAAACTAGGATTTTCTAGACCAAGAAGAAGGGCTGAAGCATACCGAGGAATACTAGAAGAAATGCTTAGAAGCAGTAACGAGAGATATGACATTGAGGATGGGAATTGAAATGTTATGGAAGGATATTCTCAAACTTCGTCCTAGTCAAGATTATGGCCAAGACCCTAGACCTAAAGACAAAGCGGCTGATGGGTATGCCGAAACCAAAGATTCTATATCAGGAAATACTGCTATTATTTTTATGCCTCATTACATGAAAAGTATGAAAGATAGAAAAATTCAAACGAGTAAAGTAATTAGTCCGGAAATAGAACAAAAATACGCTTCTCTTTCTGTAGGTGACTATTGGCACTATCTTAATTCTAGTGTGGGCGATAGGAGTTATTTGATGATTAAAGTCATGACCCAAGGCAACTTACCAAGAACTTCGACTAAGGTTAGTTCTCTTATGAATAAAGACCAAGAAAGATATGAAAAGGTGATTGCGCTTACTCACATAAATGATGGTCATAATTATAATCCTAATTACAAGAAGTTAGATATATATTTTACCGGAATCAAAAGAGGTCACAGACCAAAACAAAAAGGCGGAAGAAGGGAAGAACCCTTCAATCCTTTTACGATGGGGAGAAGGTAATGGATTTAGAAGAACTAAACTTTGAACATCAAATGGATATGGAGTTATCTAAAAATTCCTTTCCATATTTTTTTGAAAATGTTTTAGGTTGGGAATTTGCTAAACACCAAGAAGAATGGCTAGAACTTATGGGGGATACACAAAGAAGTGTTATCATTTGTTCAAGAGGCCATGGTAAATCAGTATTCATGCATAGTTGGGTAGTTTGGAATTTAATTTTCCAACCTCCTCCATATCAAATGCTATACATTTCTTCTAACCAAAAACAGACAATGGTTCACATGAGAGACATAGATAAAATGTTTAATAATCCAATGTTGAAAAAATTCAAACCCGCTAGAGGTTGGGCTATTGGAAACATTACTCTTACTAACGGCAATCAAATCTTAGAGCGTTCAGTCGGTTCACAGATTCGTGGACTACACCCGCAAGAAATTATTATTGACGACCCCTTGAAGGAATTTAGTATAAGTGGGATACAAAAAGTAACAGATTGGTTTTATGGTGACATGATACCAACACTTCATCATTCTGCTTCATTGAGAGTTATTGGAACTCCATTTAGTTATACAGATATCTATGCTCAACTTGCTGAAAATAAAGCATATACTCTTAGAACCTATCCTTGTCTTAATGCACTTAATGAACCTTTATGGCCTAGTCGTTGGGATTATGATTCGCTGATGGCGAGAAAGGCTGAAATTGGTTCTCTTAAATTTACTAGAGAATATATGTGTGTGCCTATTTCTACTGGAACTTCTTTATTTAATCCCGAACATTTAGATGCAGCGAAAAATAAGGATTTAGTATTGAAGCCTTTAAAGCGTGAAGGCTACAAATATTATGTTGGAGTAGACCCTGCGATTTCTACCGATGGAGATTACAATGTAATTACTGTTATAGAGATGGATGAAAATGAGAATAAATCAATAGTCTATATTGACCGAGCAAAAAATGTGGAGTTCCGTGAAAACATACAGAAGGTAAAACTCATAGGTAAAATGTTTAGACCGGAGGTAATACTCTTTGAAACTAACACATTTGCTAAATCTTTTACTCAAGAACTTAGACAGGTTGCAGATTTAAATGTGCATGACTTCAATACCACAAGAAGAAAAAAGCAGGAGATTATTTTGAATCTACAAATGACTCTAGAAAACAACAAGTTGAATTTTCCTTATGGTAATGAAGAAAGCCGTAGAACAACTTCTGCCTTGATTGAAGAAATGTCAATGTTTGCTATTACAGAAAGAGGTAAGTTTGAGGGAGTTGGCGCACATGACGACATGGTTATGAGTTTAGCATTAGCAAATGCCGCTACTTACCAAGCCAACGACAATTTCATATTGCTAGATGACTTAGGTTTGTTTGGTGATGATAAGCCGCAAAGAAGAAACGCTATCGGTTTAAATTTCTAGGGTGATACTATGACAGAACAGGCTGACAAATACAGGCAAGCGGCACAACAAATGGAAAGGCTTGCTGAACTTGATGAAGAAGAAGCCGAAGTAAAAGAGACAGTAGAGAGAGAAATAGATATTGAGTTGAAAGGTGTCTTAGGCTATGGATATGTTATGGCCGAGCATGAAGAAATTTCTAAATTATCTAACGAACTAAACATAAATGCGACAGAAGCAAGAAAACAATTAGATAATTTCCCTCCTAAATATATGGTTCAAGACCAAACCATACCTGACTTAGTTAGAAAAATGAGAAAGGCTAGAAGAGAACTTAAAGGAGAACAAAGAGAAAAGATGTCTAAGGCTATTGACACAATGATAGATGCATATAGTGACCACTTGAAAAAATGTATTGAGTCAATTCATTGGCTAACTCCTTATTCTGTTCCTTTACTAAATATGAGATTTAATGAAAAAGACCTACATAAATTACACAAGATGAAAGATGCTGAAACTAGAAGACAAACTGTAGATGCGTTGTGTAAATATTGGGAATTAGATTTAGAACAAAGAGATATGGCTTACTCTAAAGAATATAGCGAAATACAAAAAAATATGCGTTTAGCAAAAAAAGAATTTAGAGATGCTATTGCTAAAGTTACTGACCAATCCATAGTAAAAAGTAAAAAAGAAAGACAGCAGGATTTTATTATAAAAATGGTTTGCGAAAATCAAGGAATAGGTGCAAGAGAAATACATGAAAAGATGCCTACTCCTCTTTTCAAAATATCTTCACCCAATATGATTTCTAAGATGATAAAAAAATTAGATATTGTTTCGTCTAATGGAGCATATTACAAAATGCCTTCTATGATGAAAAAGAATATTTGGGCCTACTGTGCTGCTTTTATTGATTCAGATGGTTATATCACCCTTGACCGCAACATGAATCCTAGAGTTGGATTAGTTGCTACAGGAACTAGAGGTCGGGCATTCATGGAAGAAATGCATAAGTCAATTGGTTTTGGTCGTATGCACTTAGACCAAAAATCACCACAAGATACTAGACTAATTAACAGACTTAATTTTTATTCACAAGATGATGTGACAAAATTACTAACAAAATGCCTACCGCATTTTAGGCTAAAGAAAGGTAATGCTGAACTACTATTAGAATTAATACGCATGAAAAAATCTTACAAGAAGGCTGACTGGTATAAGAGCCGTTGTGATGAAATTTTCAAACTAATGAAGTGGGAGAATCATAAAGACCATGTGGGTTTTGATTGGCTAAAAGAAGGAATTTATCTAGATGATATTCAGAAATTCAAAGATAACTGTAAAATGTCTGTGATGGATGAACTAGAAAATATCGGTGGGATTATTGCTAAGGCAGATAACTTAGAAGAGATGTTCGATTATATTAAAGACGAAGCAGAAAGACTATTATCAAACGATAGCGATTTTGATGGCAGGTCTTGGTGGAATGAACAAATACCAAAAATAGAAAAGGCATTTGGTAAAGAACCATTAGATTATGATTGGAAGATACCAATTAAAGACGGTAAAGTAAATTTAGATGATAAGTCAGATGACTTTGATGAGAATGGCGCAAAGCCTTCTCACTTCTATAATCAGTTGGTAAGAATACCACAAAGAAAGAAACCTACTGCTGAATCAATAATGCAGATAGCGTTGAATATAGGATACGGTAGGGCGGCTGGTTCTGTTGATAAAGACTATACTATTGATGATTTTATAGTGGAAAAAATAGTAAAGGAAGATACTGAAGAAATGCAAAGAAAAGGACTCTCTTGGTATGCTAAAGGAAATAACCCAAAGAAATTTTTGTTAGATAAAGACGGTGTTCGCCATGCGGCAGGTGTAGCAGTCTACAAAGGAGATAAGATTCTAATTGTTGAGCGTTCCCCCGAAGAAGATACAATGATAGGTCTTTGGGAATTTGCAGGTGGCAAGATAGAAGAACTAGATGAGTTTAATGAAGACGGGACTCCTAATGCTGAAAAGGTCTGTATGATTGAGGCGGGTGAAGAACTTGGATTAAATAAAAAACCCTCATCAAAAGTAGGAGTTCACTTTGATAAAAATATGACACCGCCAAAGAAATACCATTGTTTTAGAATAGATGTAGAAGAAGACTGGAACCCTACTCTATCCTTTGAACATAGCGACTATAAATGGATAACAGTAGAAGAACTGAAAGCATATCCTGAAAATCAAATGAGCCACCATGTTGCATTTTTAGCGAGCAAGTTGTGATTAAAATGGATATAGAGATTTATGAAGTAGGGCCAAGAGACGGCCTACAAAATAGTAGGTTCTCTATGTCTACAAATAATAAAATTACTTTAATAAGAGAGTTGTATCATGCAGGATTACACAATATGGAGATTGCTTCATTTGTTCATCCAAAAAAAGTTCCTAATATGTCAGACGCAGAAGAAGTGTTTGAATCAACAAAAGAATTGGGAGATTTCGGAGTGCTTGTTCCTAACCAAAAAGGATTTGATAGAGCAGTAAAATCCGGAGCAAAAAACATGAATATTTTCTTTTCTGTTTCTAAGGAATTTAACAAAAGAAATCTCAACATGAGCCTACAAGATAAATTTGAAGAACTAGATGAGATGTTAGTAGATATAGACAGAAAGAATGTAAGGGCTTACATTTCTTGTGCTTTTGGATGTCCGTTTGAAGGCAAACCAAAAGACCATGCTCTTAGAGATGCTATTCTAAAGGCTGATTATCTAGCCGAAACCGTTGTCCTATGCGATACTATAGGAGTATCGCACCCTACACAAATGGTTCAAGTTTTAGAATTGACTAGAGGAATAGATGCTAAGATAGCCCTACATCTCCATAAAAATCCAAACATTAGGAGAGATATTTTTGATAATGTAAAAGTTGCGGCTGAATGGGGAGTTGGTATGTTTGACTCAAGTATAAATGGATTAGGGGGTTGTCCTTTCATTCCTAATAGTGGTAGTAATCTTTCTACTAATCAATTAATACATTGGGCTGATAATAATGGCTATGAAACTAATGTAGATATAAAGAATTTATATTACGCTACTGAACTAGTTAGGAATCTAGAGCGTGGCTCTACGGTTCCCGAAGCATTGATAACAGAAGCCAAGCCTGTTGCTGAATAGGGGTATTGCTATGGTTGAGGAAAGAAGACGATTTAGCATAACTAATTTGTTTAGGAGAGCGACCCCTAAACCGGCTGATAGAAAAATATACAACATTGGTATTCAAGAAAGGCAACAAGCAAATCTAATGACTGCGCCCATAATCTATCATATCGTAAACCAATCAGTTATAGCAAGAACCTGTATTACTCAATTAAAACAAGAGGTTTTTCGTAGAGGATATGTTTGGGAGAAAGCCTATGAAGCAAGATGTAATGATTGTGGAAAGGAACACCAAAGACCTGTTCAAGAGTGTTTAAGATGTGGCTCTACAGATTTGAAAAAGCCCGATGTTGCACAATTAGAATATGCTGAAAAATTCATAGAGGGTTATGTCAATAAATCTGAACAATTGTTTATTGATGTTCTTAGAGAGTTGGAAGATGACTTAAACATAATGGACGATGCCTATATTGTTTTAGTCAAAGAATATTTTATTGATGGTAATGGTAAAATTAGAATGCATAGAATCAAAGAAGTATATAGAGGCGACCCTGTAACTATGGCTATTTACACTGATGAATTAGGACAAAGAGGAACTAAAGGGTTTACCTGTGTAAATCATAGGGGCATGTTATCAACAGAACCTCACGACCAATGCGAGGAATGCGGTTCAAATTTATTTCCGGTTCATTATGTAAATAGAGTAAATGGCAAAGACCAATATTTCTTAAAAGGCGAGGTTCTTCACTTTAGTAAATATAATCCTTCTAGGCTTTATGGTATGTCACCGATAATTACCCTGTATAACAATATCATGACCCTTATCGCCATGGAAAATTATGTAAATTCTTCTTACACTAAGAGTAGAATGCCAAAGGGATTATTAGCCGTTCAAACTCGTAATATGGATTCTATGAAATCTTTTTGGAGAGCAGTCAAAGAGAAAATGGAACAAGACCCTCACTTTATTCCTGTTATGGGTATTGAAGCCGAAAATGGCAAAGGCGCAGTTGAGTGGATTAAGTTCATGGATAGTCTAAAAGAAATGGATTATGTTTCTGTTAAAGATGATTTAAGAGATAGAATATCTGCATTTTACGGAGTAAGTAAAGTATTCATGGCTGACAATACTACTAGTGGTGGATTAAATAATGAGGGTATGCAAATACTTGTAACTAATAGAGCCGTTCAAATGGCACAGAATGTTTACAACAATTATGTTTTTCCATTCTTAGTAAAACAATTTGGAATAACTGATTGGAACTTAAAACTACCACCAAGCGAAGAGGAAGATGAAATCGCAGTTCTGAGAAAAAGAGAAATAGAAGTTAATATTGCTGCATCTACTAAGAATTTAGGATTTGAGGTAGATATGGATGAAGATGGTCAATTTACCTTTAAGAAACCCGAACCACAAGAGCCAAAAGAAGGAGAATCAGCCAAAGATGAGGGAAAAGTTGAATTAGACCCATACGCAGGAACAAATATAGATGCTTCTCAATTAGGACAAATGCAAGAACAAGCACTAAGCACACCACAAGCAAATCCACCTGCAACTAGAAATAAACCAAGAATGAGTGTTGGCCCCGATAAAAGATTAACAGGATTGCCAGTAGATGCAGGAAACCAAAATGTAGACACTAGAAATGAAAGAAGAGTTGGTTAAAATGACTGAAGACCTAAGACAAAAAGAAATTAGATTGAAAAAAGAATTAGCAAAAGTAAAGGCTATCAATGCTAATGCCGATGCTAAAGTAAGAAAAACTAGAGATTTATCGTTAGGAGGCTTACCTCCCGATACTTCGCATAAAGCAATACCTTCAACGGCAAGTCCCGATGTAGTTCTATTGCCTCCTATGAAAAGAAAGAAAAAAGAAAATATTCCATTTTGAGGCGATTAGATGTTTATTGAATTAACTAAAGATAAGTCTTTGAAAAATATTCTTTTGAAGGCAGACATAGATGAGCATACACTATCTTTAGTTGAATCTGATGCAAGCATTATTGAAATTAAAAAATCTTTAATTGATAACATAAATTCTAACAATATTGTTCAATATAGAAAATTTATTCTCAAGGCGGAAGAAGAGTTTGCTAGTGAACAAGAAGTATCTGAAGCAAGAGCGCAGGAAATGTCTGAACAAGAACAATCTGCTCAAAGCCCCGATACAGCGCAAAGAGATGACAGTGAATTAGAAACAGCAGGAGACTTAACTTCTGAACTTGAAGGTAAAAAGAAAAAGACTGGAAAGACTGAGATGGAAAAACAATATGATAGATATTTAAGAGAAGTAAAAATGATAATGGGATATCTAAAGGCCACAAGAGACTTAGTTCAAAATTTAGAAATAACAAGAGACGAAAGCGAACCGTCCAATTTTTCTTTTAGAGGTCAAACTGCTTATGCTAGTGAATTTAATACCCAACAAAAATCAAATTCATACCTAAATTTGATGAAAATATTAGATGAAAAAGATAAGAACTTTTTAGTAAATAAATACAGAAGACATTTCAATGCTCAAGGTGATTTTCCTCTAAAGGGAAAAGAAGATGTAAATATCTCTACTCTTACAGATAATCTATTGTCTGTTTTTAATTCTAATGTTGGTAATAGAGATATGAGTTTAGGAGAAGCATTTTCTAGATTACATATTAATACTTACAAAAGACAACCTACTGCATACAGAAATATTGGCAGATATAAAAAAGATATTTCAAGGGCAATATCAAGAGTTAAAGGTATGCCTGTAAAAGATGAGGACTATGAAAAAGCAGTAAAAATAGTCAATAACATGAGAAAGAATTTAGAAAAATTAAATAATTCACAAGAATATATAGAGAGCGTTATTGCGGAATTAGAATTTATTGAAAACGATGGAGCAGAAAAAATAATTGCTAGAAAAATAAAATCTATGACTGATGGAGTAAAGATTTTACTCGAACAAGGAATGTTAGATGAAACAGGAAAGAGAAAAAAGCCTTCAACTGTAGAGGAAGATGTTGCTTTAGGAACTCAAGTCAAGGGTCTTAAAAATACCATTAGAGATATACAGCAAAATAGCGAAGAATATATTGAAGAAGCAACAGAAGAACTTCAAAGAGATATAGAAATAGAAAGAACTAAATTAACTAAAGTCAATAGAGAGATAGAAAGAATTAATCAATATTTGCCGGAAGTGCAAGAGATAAGTAGAATATTGGTTCAAATGAATCGTCCTTCTCCTAGACCTGAAGGCAGGTCATTGTCAGAAAGACAACAGATTAGAGAATTAGTTGAAAGAAGAGACTCCGAATCTCAATCAAGTTTTAGAAGAATCGTAAATGCAATACAAAGCATAGATAAAAAATTAAAAGAGATGTCTAGGATTATTGATACTCTAGATGAAATGGAAGCGGAAGAATTTATGGATTGGATTACTGGCGAAGCAGGACAAAGACCACAACGGAGAGCAACACTAGAAATAGAAGGATTAGACTTAATAGAAGGATTCGATACCATCAATAATAGAGATATTAATAGATTGGATAGGCTTGGTGCGGAAGTGGAAAATTTATTTGAAAGAGTAGAGAGATTTACTAATAATTTAGTTAGAAACATGGCTAGAGAAATAACCTATGATGATACACAGGAAGCCTACAGATTAATGGAGGGAAGAACATGACTTGGGATTATTATGAAGATGGAAGAGAAATAACTTTCAAAAAAGAAGATAAGTCTCCAAAGAAAATATTGGATTCTTTAGATGCTAAAGGTAGAAAGAAACTAAAAAAGACATTACAAGCCGCAGAACCAACTGAATTTTTCGGTCAGGACTTTACTAAACTAGGAGACTTAATTTCAATTATGCAACAATTAGAACTAACCAAATCAGATAAGAAACTAAATAAGAAAATGAAATCTATGGGTGAGCGCAATATTGATATTGTAGCCACAGCCACTAAATTAAGAAAAGAATATGAATTATTGTATAGACAATTATATGATTTAGTTCATCCACAAAAAAAGAAGTGATAATATGAGTGAAGAAAAAACAATTAATGAAGAAATGCTAGAGATAATAAAAGCCTTATCAAACAAAGTAGAGGCGTTAGAAAGAACCATATATGCGAAAGACAGCCTATTGATGAAAGCAGGTTTTGTCGTGAGTGAGAGTCCTGTCCCATCTATGGATAATAAAATAGGTGGAGAGGTTGCAGATATTTCAAATATGGACTGGTCTGATATTCATAAAATGGTAGAAAGAGCAGGTGGTCAATAATGCCGGAAAGAGTAACAAAAGAAGAAAGAATGGTAAGCCTAGTTATTGAAAAGGCTAGAGAAGCGAAAGAAATACTCTATCAGTCAATGCAAGGCAATCGCCTACCAGAAAAAGATGATTATGAAACTGTAAAGGTAAAAAGACCAAAAGCAGAAAAGGCTGATAAAATAAAAAACCAAACTAGAAAGAAAGATGGTTATGGTTTAGCAGGAGAAATCACAGAATTCAAGAAGGCTATAGATATACTAAAACAAATTTTAGAATCCGACTATGACGATAATCCGGTATTAAATAAAGAAAGATATGAAAAGGCACAGAAAGAAATAGAAGCAGCAACAAAAGAATTGGGAATGCTTCTTGATAAATACAAACAAGACGGTAATGATAAATCATTTAATGAGTCAGCACAGGCAACGATAAGAGGACTTGCTAGAGCCATGCAAACAACAGAAAAGAAAACACCTTCTGTTCCCCTTCTTCCAAGAACTCAACAATACCGCTAAGTAGGTGGTATTGGTGAAATTGGCTAATATAGAGAAAGACAAAATGCCATCAGAAGAAATTCTGAGGTTGTTTGAAAAAACTAGAGTAGCCTATCTTTCAGCAAAAGAAGACCCAAATGAATATGGGAGTCGTTGGCGTAATGCCATAGAAATGATTAGAGAATCATATGAAGAACTTGATGCGGCAGGTAAAGAATTAAAAAATCATATTCCTGATGTAATAATAAATGATAAAGAAGCAAAAAACCCTCTAAGTTCCCAAGCGCAAAAAATATTTCAAGGAATAAAACAACTAAGATATACTTCTGATTTAGTTGATGACCCATTCGCTAAAAGATTTAAAGGCGATGTCTTAGAAGAATTAATGTCTAATCCAGAAACGATGATGAAATTCGTTCATTATGCTTTAAGAAACGATAATAAAGCACTTTCTCCTGAACTATTAGCAATCAAGGACATAGAAAAAGACGATATTACGGAGGGTCTTGACGGACTTGACCTAGAATCGGACGACATATCCCTATATATTATCGAGCATTATGGAGATGGAAAAGACTCTAAGAAAGTAGAAAAGAAAGTCAAGGCCGCTATGGAAATGCTTGACCTATTGCTTTTGTCTAGACATAGTGAAGAATATGTTGAGGACTTAAAGGATATAGAAAAGTCGGAAGAAGAGAAGTCCCTATCAGATTTTATCATACCTAACAAACCAATGTATAGAATTTTTGAAATTGATGATATTAAAGAATTAAAAGGATTTAGCGGAAGTTGGCTCATACAAGAAAAATATGATGGTATGAGAATACAGTTACACAAGATAGATAACAATATCAAAATATTTTCTTATAACGAAAAAGATATCACAGATAAATGTGAAGACCAAGTAAAAGAATTAAAAGAAAAAAAATACGGAGATTGTATCCTAGATGCAGAATTAATTTTATTTGATGAAGGAGAGCCTTTACATCGGGCAGATACTATTGCTCATATATTCAAAGGTAAATACCCTAACGCAGAATTAAGATGCCATGTATTTGATATTATGCGACATAACGATGAGAACTTATTAGATGAACCACTGGAAAGAAGAATAACTACTTTGTTCAATAACTATTCTTCTCATTCATCAGATGCTATCAATTTTCCATCTAAAAAAGATACTAGAGAAGCAGATAATCTAAAAGATGTAGATGAATATTCTAAGAAAATTATGGATATACCTACTTCAGAAGGAGTAGTCATAAAAGACATCACATCTACATATTATGTAGGGACTAGAAAGAATCCAAAATGGATTAAATGGAAAAAGTTTGTGGATTTAGATGTAGTTGTTTTAGATAAGAAAAAAACAAAAAGTAATTTATTTTCCTATACTCTTGGTATTGATATTGGCCCGACTGATGAAGAAGGAAAATACATCAAAGAAATTGATGGTAAAAAATACATGGAAGTTGGTAAAGCACTCAATACGAAAATAGCAGTAGATATTGGAGATATTGTTAGAGTTATGGTAGATGAAGTCAAGAGAACCGGAGATAGATATACTCTTTTCTCGGCAAAGGTCATAGAAATACCCGAAGTAACTATGCCGGATAAAGTGGTAACATTAGAATTTCTTTCCCAAGACACTAAGAGGTCTTTAAATTATGATGTTAGTGCTTTAGAAAAAGGGCTTCTAGTTACTGATTATATTCATGGAGAAACCAATGTTATCATTAAAGGAGACTTAGATGGTTTTACTATTTATGGGTTTGAAGAAGACAACCTCATGTCTAAAAACGCCTTAGCGGATTTAGATATGTGGAAATCTAAAGCAGAAGAAATAATGAAAACTAAGCAATCTAAATTAACCGGAGCGATATTTCAACACCTAAAAGAAAACGGAAAAAAATCAGTAAAGCAAGTTCATGAGTATTTATTAAATGACCACGGCTCTCTATACGAAGATGTCATTCAAGGTGACATATCTAAACTTAGAGAGTGGGCTGAAAAAAGAGATGGCATAGAATTTGATGACAACAAATTTTTTGCTAATCCTAGTAAAATAATGTTAGAAGACGATATTAAGAAAGAATATAAAACTCCTAATGAGTATAGAGAAGGAGAATTCAAAATATACACTAGACAGGATAATCAAATAAATATCGTAATGAAACTAGGTGATGAGACAATAAATTGGTTAGTAAATATTCAGGATGAAGAGGAACTGTTTGATTTGTTTGGTAAAGCGGGTAAATATCCTGCCGAGGTCGCTAGGTCTTTTGAAAGAGAAAAAATCATTGATTCAGGAGAAGTAGAGTTAGGAGTCCAAACACACGGCTATCACGAATATTTCCTAAAGGGAAATAAGTTTGAAACTAAACTTCATATCCGAGTAATACCAGTTAAAGGACAAAGAATGTGGTTGGCTTGGACTGGGTTTAAGCAAGAACCAGCCGATAAAGATTCAGATAAAGGTATATGGAACATATATGAAGATAAGTTCAAAGGAACTAGAATACCGTCTAAATAGTGTGTTCTTTATATAGTGGTTAATGTAACAAGGAGTTGAGGAGGATGATTTCTGCGGTAGTTAGAAACAAGACTACAGATTTCAGAATTCTTAAAAATCAAGAAGATTTGATGATTGGAGGATATGCAAGCATCGAAATCGTTGATAAGCAAAATGATTTAATCACACTCAAAGCACTGGAAGAAGCAGTAGAGAAATATATGGAGAATCCAAAATTTAGAAATGTAATGACAAATCATTCTAATGTTCAAGTAGGGGAAGTAGTAAAATCATATAGAGATTCAAATGGAAAACTATGGAAAACAGAAGTAGATGATGTAGGATTTTTTGTAGTAATTAAATTAAGAGACGATATAGAAAAAGCCAAAGAAATAGGAAGAGGCGTTAGAAAAGGTTCATTGAGGAGTTTTAGCATTGGAGGACAGGCAATACAGAAAGTAAAGAAAAGCCACCCCGAACTAGGACAATACAATGAAATAAGCAAACTAGAACTACATGAGGTTACAATCTGTGAAAAAGGAATAAACCCGGAAGCAAAGTTTGATATTCTTAAACAAGAAAAGGAAGTGAAAAATATGAGCAAAATTGAAAAAGCACTAGAAGAGTTAGATGCGCTAATGGCAGAAGTCAATACTCTTCGTAAAGAAGAAGACATGGAGAGTATGGATATGTCGGAAGATGAAAAGATGATGAACGAAAAAATGATGGACGAAAAAATGATGGAAGAAAAGATGGCTGACGAAAAGATGGCTGACGACGATGAAAAGATGGATGAAGAAAAAGGCATGTATCATGACAAAGAAGCAAAAGCAGTCGTTTCAACTCTTGACGGAGCAGGTGTCGAAATCGGTGAACCAGCCGATAGAATCATCATTGAGGGAGGAAGACCAAAACCTTCTGACCTACCAGTTGTAAAAGCATTTGACAATGAAGAACTACAAACTCTTGATTTGTCTAACGCTAACATCGAGAAAGCATATGAGGCTTTCCGACAAGAACAACTAGAAAAGTTGGCATACGATAACTTGCAGAAATCATTTGAGGCTCGATTTGCGGCTGAAGTAGCACATAAAGAAAATGTTCTAGCAAAGTCTGAATATGATGCACAAAACGAAATTGCTTCTCTAAAAGAAGAATTTACTGCACTAAGAAAGTCTCTAACTGCTGAAAAGGAAACAATTCTAAAAGCACAAGAAGAGGCAACAATAACACTCCCAACTATGGAAGAACTAGCCGAAATGGACTGGAATGATATCCACAAGATGGTAGGAGGCATTTAAGATGAGTTACATTAATACAATGGCAGATTTAGAAGCAAGAACATATGGACTAACCGGAGCAACCGGCTTTAACAACCAATTGTTGAAGCAAGCGGGAACTGTTGCAGGTATTCATGTTGGTCATGATACCAATGCGGCAAATGTCGCTGGTAATGTTGGTATTTCTGATGTCGGTGGTCTTTACAACAAGATTTTCGGACAAAAAGTTTGGTCAATGCTAAACAGGGAATGTAATGCTCTTTCAGTTATTTCAAAGAGGCCATATACATCTAGTGGATGGAGAATAATGACAGAAAGACCTGCCGGTGGAAGTGGAAACTCTCTAGCAGTAGCGGCAAACAGTGACGATGGCGTAGGAACCCCAACTGCTGCAAACATTGGTTCAACAACTCCAAGAGCAGATACTATTGGTGGTGTTCCGGAAAATGCACGATTAGACGAGGCACTTGACGGATTAGCGGCTATTGCCCCAACTTACACTACACTATTTACAAGTCCTAAAACAATTGCACATCAATTCGACTTTAGCGAATTGGCTATGGAAATGGCAGCAATTGATGATGGAATTGGTGACATTAGAGCGCAAATGAGAGAGGATATGGGTAAGCACCATGCTGAAACTCAAAACAAAATGCTAGTTATGCCACTTGAATTCTATCTTGGTTCCGGAAGCAGCGAATCTCTTGATTTGTTAGATAGAAATTATACTTCTCTATTGAAGGTTGTATCTTCTGCGGCTGAAATCACACAAATGGATTCCGATGATTTCTACTCTCTAAAGTATGATAACAATGCGGGAACAGATGATGCTGACAATGAACCAATGAAGAGACTTTACGGAACTGTTCGTGGTGCATCAGGTTCAGGATTCCTAGATGCTCAAGTAGATGATAATGATGATTATTCCGCTACTGGTGGTCGTCAATTAACTTTGACTGTAATCAACAATACTCTAAGACTACTTCGTGAAGCCGGTGGTTCACCAAAGGTTATTCTAACTGGATATGATACCATTCAAACTCTTGCTGACTTATTACAAGCACAAGAGAGATTCATGGATAGAAAAGAAATTGTTCCAACTGTAAACGGTGTTAGAGGAACAAAGGGTGCTGAAGTAGGATTTAGAGTTTCTACATACTATGATATCCCATTGATTCCCGTAGCGGCTATGTCTAAAACATCTGCAACTGCTAATCCAATAAGTGATATGTTGTTCCTAGATACTGACCACCTATGGCTATCTGTTATGAAACCAACTCAATACTTTGAGGATGGTATTGCTAGTGGAAACCCATTCGGTGTTGGAACTCTAGGTAACAAGGCTCTTTACCGAACAATTGCAGAAGTTGGTTGTTCATACTTTAAGGGTCAAGGCAAGATTACCAACCTACTGTGAGGTGGTTTAATTGGCACATACAGTAACATTGTTAGCCGACCATAAAGGCTACACTAACCCTAGAGTTGTTGGTGATGAATATGTGGTTGATGCTTCTCTTTTAGTAACTACTGCTACTAACGGAGGAGAAGTTGTAACTGCTGCATCGTTGGGACTATCAAGTATTTCTTGTGTAACCATAACAGGTAATTCTATCCCCGCTACTCATCAAGTAGATGTAGAAATTTCAGCCGCAGGTGCTTATGAAAGCAGTTCTAGTTTCGCTTTATTGTTTACAGCGAATGATGGAACAAATGCTGCTGCAAACGGAGACATTACAGATACTACTGTTAGGGTTAGAGTTTGGGGAAACCTTTGAGGTGACTTAATTGGTAACAGTTATAGTTGCTGAAGGTTGTTCTAGGTTCAATGCAACAGACACTCCTGCGGGAAGAATCACAAAGAAGAAATCCGCTAGTGTTTCTGTTCGTTGGGCTTTAGGAAGACTAAACTCTAGAGATTTAGTATTTACCTTTGAAGAAAAAGATAGAGAAACACTTCTATCTTTATCTCCTAAGCAATTGCTATTGGCGGCTAAAACAACAGGAGAGGATGTCTCTACTCATAAAGAGTTAGAGGCACTTCTTCTGCCCGTTAAAAAGAAGCCTAAAGTCTCTAAACCGAAACCTAAAACTACAAAGTCTAAGGCCAAAACTCCTCAAAAAGAGGAATAAGGTTAAGAAGTAGTTGTAAGGTTGAAAGTTTGACGGAGGACTACCTATGGCTAGTTGTAGAAGTAGTGGGGTTTTAACTGCAAGCGCAGTCGTTAGTGCTGAAAGATGCAAATTAGTTTCTATTCACGCACAATTAACAGGAACAAACCCTACATTAGTTAGAGTTTTTGATAATTCTTCTGCCGCAAGTGGTAAAGAATTAGCGAGAATAAATCTAAAACCCCAAATGTCCGCCTTAGAGTTTGACATGCATGGCGTTATTGCTAGTAACGGTCTATATCTTGACATAGCGACTGGGACTGGTATTGGTGCGGCTGTCTCCGTTGAATTTGCTTGAGGTTTTATGATGGCAGTTTTGAACCAAGATACTAGATTAGTGATGACTATACTCTTTGTTGGCGCATTGAGTGGAGCGAATGTGTTTGCTTATGCGACATTTGGGACAGGTTTTCCTTATGGGCCAATAGCACATTCTGTTCTATTTGGATTAGGAACAATTGGAGCAATTATGGTTATGAAGGCTCTATTTGATTTAGCACTCAATGATAAAATAGAAATGTGGCTACTTGATAGAAAGATAGGAGCATTTTGGGAAAGAAAGGCTAGGGACGAACAACAACGACAAAAAATGCGTGAAAGTGCTAGACAATACAATACTAGTTTCTATACCCCACCAACACAAGAAGACGAGAATACCGTTGGTAATGAGTTTTTAGCCGCCCTACAGTGAGGGGTTGGTTAATTGGTCGTTAGCGATTTGCTAGGGTTTTCTGATTCTGATTATGCCTATAATCAGTCTAGGGCGCATTCTGCTGATATTTTCTTTTTGAAAATGAGAGCATGGTTTTGGGGTAGTTGCTCTACCCTCGCTATGTTTCTAATTGGAAACATTATGGGTGTTTTTGACATCAATATAATGGGATGGATTATAGATAGATTGAGTGATTTATGGAGTCATTGATATGTCATTGATGACTGGCTTTGCCATATTAGTAGGTGAAGCAATTATCGGTTTTTGGAAAAAAGTCCACGCAATTAATTTTGGAGTATATGGAGCGACTATGGTTGGTAAAACAACCTTAAGTCACCAACTAAGAACAAGAGGGGAAGTTCCCCAAATTAATGAAAGAACTGTTGGTTTGCATAGAGCATCAAGAAAGAATGTAAAAATAGATGGAGATTCCCATACAATAAAGAGTGCCGATATCGGAGGAGAAGCAGTTTATTGGAAAGAATGGGTAAAGGATATGCAGGGTCGTAGAGTTAAATATGTTATTTTTATGATTGACCATAGGCATTTGGATAATAAGGCAAACCTAGACCATCAAGTGGCTTGGAAATTTTTAGTAGATACTATTGTTTCTAGCAGATGGCCTACTGGTAGAAAGAAAAAAGATTCAGATTATCCTATGGCTGTAGCAATATGGGCTAATAAATACGATATATGGGGAGAAAAATATCCTTTGGAACAAGACCAACCAATTGACAAACATAAAATATTTGAACCTTTTAAGTATGGTATGAGACAACTGAATGACAAAGGCATTCCTTGTTTCAAGTATATAGTATCAGCAAAGTCAGACCCCGAAATGGTATATAGAGGAGTAATGACGATGATAAAAGATTATTGAGGTAAAAGTATGTATCAACAACCAAATATGATAGGACAAAATAATATGCAATCACAAGGGGTTGCATATGGAATGACCCCACTACAAATGGCTAGAGCAAGTGGTATAGTTCAAGAATACAAGTTTATGGCAATTAAGCCTAAAAAACAACAAAAAGAATTAATTAGAGTTTTGAAAGCAGAACCTAAAAAATTGCTTTTTATCAAGTATGGGAAAAAATTCAATCTAAAAGATAGGTGTGTTGTTTGTGGAATGCATCATGTTTGGGAACCGGGAGATTATATGAGGCCACCTATTCCTTTAGATGGGGTAATAAAAGGTAGGCCATTAATGGGAACATACTGTCCTAAACATGCGGCTCATTTTATGCAATTAGAAATGTTACAACAACAGATACTTGCAGATAAACACGGCTTAGAGTTTAAGCGATTTATTCCGAAAACACCTAAGATTTTAAAAAGCGGCCCAATAAAGAATTTATCTAAAGAAGATATTGTTTCTTTAACTGCCGCAGGTTATTTTATTAAGCCACCCACATTAGGCGATAATAGGTCTGCCACTAACGAAGCAATTGAAATCGTTGGAGAAATAAATATATTAACAGATAGATTAAATTATCTAATGATAAATCAAGGTGTTAAAGCCCCTAAGATAGAAAAAGAAACCAAAGAGGAGCCAAAAGAGGAATAGATATGGGAATACTAGGAACAAGTAACGGAACAGTATTGGGTGCAGTTCAAGCACAGGGCGACCAAAATTTCAAGAATGTAAATAACTTACTTTCACTACAAGAAAATCATGTTGAAGAATTTTTTCAATACCATGGTGAACAATTCTTAACTGCTTTAGAACAGTTAATGGAAGATGTCATCGAAAGAGTGGTTTCGCAAATGTTAGGTAAACTTTCTTTTACGACATCAGGGGGAAACATCACAATTAACCCCGATGCTATGAGGGAATTTGAAAGGATAACCCAAGAGAATATTGACCTAGATATTCAAAAGATTCTAGGTGCGGCTATCAATACTGAAGTTGTCATGCAAAGAAAAATGGCTAAACAGCAATATTTAGAATCTCAAGGGTTTGGTGGAGGAGGACAAATGCCAACACAACCAACAGCAGGAGTAGCAATTGCAGGATTAACAGGTAATATGCAACAATATAACCAAATGCAGGGTGCTATGAATAATGGTAGTGGATATCCAGTTCCTCCTAGCGGAACAGATGGATATGGTAGACCATATTGGATAGATGCTCAAGGGCAAATGAGTTACGAACCTCCACAAAGCGGATTAGGTTTAGGTAGTGCTATACAGAAAGGTGCGGCTTGGGCTAAATGGTTAATGTGAGTGTGATTTAATTTGTCAATTGCATTCAACTGGGGAACCTTACCGAAGGCTTTTCCCGATGATAAAGAAGATATAAAACAAGAACTAGAACAGTATCTTTTTAGAAATGAAGGCTCTTTTGTCAGTAAATTAAAATCAGCGAAAAAACAAACTAGAAAAAATAATCAAGAAGGTGAATTCATAGGCGAGATACAGTCTATATTAGATTCAGTTTTAAGTTCAAACTCATATGATTTTTTGTCTGAATCAGAAGGATTTGCTAGAAGTCTAGGAAAAACGGATAAAGACAAAGAAAAAAATAAAAAAATGATAAAAAGAACTTCTCTAAAGAGTTTAGTAACCGATACAGATGTAAAAAATAAAATAATTGGTTTTACCTTTATGAAGTTTGGAAGAGACTTAGAAGAAATTCCAGATTTTGATTATCTTAAAACCTTCAAGGATTATGGTATAGAAACAGAATTTGTCTTAAGACCATCTTTTAATTCTAAGACCGGAGAACCTACTGGTAAGTATTCTTATTCTTCTGGAAAAAATACTCAACTGAAAAATGCAAACACTATAATCTATTATCCTTCTGTATCTCCTGAAAGACAGGCAGAAACTAAAGCCAATATAATTAAAGCAAAAGGAGTTAAATCTGCTAGATATATTACAAAAGGACATTCTAAATTTAAAGCAGCAGAAGCGGTGTTTTCTTTTCCATTTGAATTAGATAGTTTTGCAGAACTAATACTTGAAACAACCGTGAATCCAGAATCAGTAGCACGATTAAAGACTTCAGAAGAATTTGAAAAGAAAGTAGAGGAATGGATGAAGACAAATATGAAAAAACTTCTAAAGCCATTAGATGGAGATTTAAAATCTCTACAAACCGTTAAGAGCCTAGAGATTGAGTGTAAACTAGTGACTACCGAAAGAAAGGGTAAAAAACAAGCCGCTTCTCATTCTCTTGGAGAACTTAATGAAAAATTCAAAAACGCTTCACTCAATTGTGTATATTACATAATAGGGCATGGATATTTTGATTTTAGCCCATATAATGTAGGGGTAGAATCTAGCGGAGTAAATGTGATAATGCAAAAGCACATTAATGGATTAGAAAAGAGACTTAAAATGTTAAGAAGGCAAGGAGTAACTACGGGAGTGTAAGTAAATGGGAATAACTACCTCGCCAAGCGACTATACGGAAATAAATCCTAATTATACACAAGGGAGAGGATTTTACACTAACGCAACAGAAGTTGCTAATATGTTACAAATACCCGCCTTTTCTGTTTCTACTTATCCAACACTAGCACAAGTTGGCAATATAATAAAGAGGGTAGAGGGCATAGTAGATGATAAGGTAAAGCGTTCCTTTAGACCAATACTTACTAAACAAGAGTTTCACAGTTTTGAATATAGAAACTCTCCGGGCTATACACTATATGGTGGATATGTAGGTTTTGTTCAACTTACTAAGATGAAAGTCAGAAAGGTTGTTTCCTTACAAGTGTGGAACGGTAGTAATTATTTAGAGATAGCGTCAGCACAAGCAGGAATAACTCTACAAGATAACTTTAGAGACTTAAAATCAATTATTCTTCAACTTCCTAATAGCGGTGTATCTTTTACTATGAATGCTGAAAATGATATTACTAATTTAGGTAATGATGAGTTCTGTAACACCTTTGGAATCAAAACAACAAATTCAGAAATAGAAGCATTAGTTAATGAAGAATATCCTAAAACTTCTCAATTTACTAATGCTTCTGCGGCTAAAGAATTAACCTCCTCTAATTTATCTATATCTGATTTCTTTTTTGCTCAAAAAGATACACAGGATGGAACTACTGTTTTCTTTTCTTCATTATTATCGGGAGACGATGGAACAGATTGTGTAATCAAAGTAACAACAGAACAATCATGCACTGCTAATGGAAGTTCCAATCTAACAGTAGTTGATTCTAGTAAATTAGCAGTTGGTATGGAAGTTAGCGGGACGGGTATTTCTTCCGGAACTACTATCTCGTCTATTACTGATTCAAACACTATTGTTCTAAGTGCTAGTGCGAGCGCAGGAACTAACACTCTAACATTTACTTCCGGAACAGGAATACCTACAGTTTGTTCTGTTAGCCCATTTACAGATAAAGAAACACATGGTCGTCTTAAAGATTATTGGCTACTTAATGAAGAAGGCAGAATATTCTTTTTACAAGAATATCCTTATCATCCAAACAACTCAATTATTGTCTCTTATCTAGCAGGTTCGGGTAGAGTTCCTTCAGCAATACACGAAGCAACCACTAAAATGGTAGCGGCTGAAATAATAAGACACGATGACCAAAGTATTCTTATTGCTGAAACAGGAGCAAACATCTCTACTAAAGAAAAATATGATATTCTTAGAAATGAGGCTATGGCTATTCTTAAGGGTAAAGCAGACCTTGTTTATTTGTTGTGATTGATATGAATAAAGAAGCCTTAGAAATAGTTGCTATACATAAAGAAAGACAACTGGCTATGCAAGAATTATCAGAACAATTAGGAATAGACATATCATTTAGTGACGAGGAATTACAACAATATATCGAAGAAGATATTGCTAAGGCAATAGAATTAAAAATTGAAAAGGAGGTTGAAAAATGGATGAAGTCGGCCTTCTCATAGATATGCTAACAAATACAAATGCGGCTCTAGGTAAAACTTGGAGTCAAGCCACACAAGATTTAGTTAATGAAGGAAAAATAAATGCTACTCATGCAATAACTCCTGACATAATTGATATTAGAACCACTACAGCCAATAAAGGAGTTAGAGTTGATTTGAGCCGTTCTCCTGCTACAATAGTTGTATTCGAGGATTCGCAGAATATAACTTATCCTACTATTCATTATGACATCAAAAATGAAGTCTATTCGTTTACTTTACACATTAGAGTTCTTCATGATGAGCGTTCCGGATTAGACGCTTCTTATGGCAAAGATAGGCTAAGGGCTATATACTTGATATTAACTAGATTGGTTGAGAGTAATAGGCGAGGTTATACTGCATCAGATGGTAGTAAGTTTACACAATTCTTTTTAGGTGCAAGAAGCGAAAGTAATGACCGGGCAAAAAGACTCTTTGGATATAAAATAAGTTTAGAAGCAAAAAGATACGCAGTTAGTGTTCCCTAGTAAGTTAGTTAGGAAGGGGGAGTTTAATTATGGCAAATACAGATATATTTTTAGGAAGCGGGGCAAGCATAACATTCATACCAGAAAATGATTTATTTTTAGGTGTAGGATTGAAAGATGGTGGAGGAGCATTAGACGGTTCAGAACAAAGCGTCATACAAGTAAATGCAACCTTTGATACTGACTTTGAATTAGTTACTAATTTGTATAAAGGATGTCTTTTAGAAAGATACGATACAAATGATGCTTTACAATCCACTCACAGAATATCCTCTAATGATGCTAATTCCGTAACAATAACTCCTTCTGCACCAGCCGCTTCTACTGACTATTTTGTAATCAAGTCATATGGCGCACCTGTTCCTGCTCCTGCTGATACAGCAAAAAGACTACTTTCCGACCAATGGTTAGGTATTCTTGAGAGTGCTACTTTTCCAACAACCGAAGTTGAAACAAAGCAGATTAATTTATCTCTAGGTGGAAGTAGAAATAAAACCTATCAATATAAAGGAATTACCTCTTTTAGTGGAGGTAGCCTTAATTTTGTTGCTAATCATGGAGCATGGCTGTATTACTTTTTAGGTAAATGCACAACCTTGACTTGTAGCACAGATGCTTTGTCTACTGCTTTATCCACTGATGCACATAGACAAACATTACCCGATTCGGGAGATAACAATAGTTTCCTAATTCG